TCAGTCATGCGTCGACTCAACAAGCCCCTGCGAGGCGAAGAAGCGCATAACATCGCAATAGCGATACTGCTCCCCCCCTTTCCCCGGATTAGTTCCCGGGGCAGGGGAAGGGAAAGGGGTGCCTTTTTGCTCCCAGTATCTGCGTTTTCGCCAGAAAGTAGTCCTTGAAATCCCTCCCAGCATAGCCTGTACCGTCTCACGATTAATGATGGCCGGCTGAATAATGATGTTTGTGTTCTGCATCTACTTGTATCCCCTCCGGTGTTTACCGCGCAATTCCTCTTCTTCCTGACAGTCAGCGCAGCGCTGGCAGCCCGCCACCAGTTCCCGGCGCCGCTCGGGTATCTCTTCCCCGCAGTCGCGGCAGTGAGTAGCCGATACCGCCGTATAGTTGATGCGCATGTTCTGGATGGTCATTTCCAGCCGGCGCTCTGCCAGCTCGTTGGCCTGATCGATGATCTCTGGCATGTCAGCGCTCCTTTATCTTTCCGTTCAAAATGCCGATTTCCACATAGAGATGGCTTGGCGTTAACCCAAGCTGCCTAATCAGCGGCATGCATCCGTTGAGGATCGGTCGTGATATCTCGTCGCAACTTAAAGCGGGTGATGACCGCCGTTTTGCCTTAACCTCATCGTTAGCCCTGCGCGCGATGCTTCTGAGCGCATTTTTCTTTTCTTCTGGCGTCATGCGACCCCCATATAAGCGCGTATGAAAGCCGCAGCTGCATGTGCGTTTATGGCGTTGCCGTAACCCTTCAGGCGGCCGACGCGGTTGCTGCTTGCCACTCTTGCCACCCCGGGCTCGACTCGTCCCAGGCGCGCGGCAGCCCCATCAACCAGCGGGAATGTGCCGGGTTCAACTGGACGCCATTTGCCATCTCGACATAAGAGCCAGTCCGCATCTCGCCAAAAACCGTTAACCTCAAGGGCCCAGTAATCCCCGCGAAGTCCTGCAGACGCTGCTGGGTCTTGCTCCCGTCCTGTCGATACATGTTCATGCCCGCATCCACTGATGGCGATCGAGTGTTGCTCGTTGTCGGTGTTGGCCATCCCGTCATGAACGCCTGGCGCGGCAGCTGGTCCAGTCGCTCTTTCCCGTCCCGCTGCGCAGTCATTCCTGCTGAGTCCTTCCAGTCGCGCGACGTTGGAGTTACCCAGCCCGCCAATGCCGCCGCCCATCCGACTTTGTTCGGGGTTACCCTTCCGTCCGAGCTCATTTGTACTGTCGTTGCATTGGTGATGTAGTTGACCTGTGGCGTTGGCCACCCAGTAGGCCCGCTCTCTGATGTGCGGCGCACCGACGCCCGCTGACGTAAACGGCACAAGCCCGAAGGCGTATCCCACTCCTTCCAGGTCAGCTTGTACAAGGTCGAACCATACGTTTGCGTTACCTGCTGCAACCTGTTCGCCAAAGACATGCTGAGGTCTGCGCTCGCTGATGAGGTGGAAGAACTGGGGCCAAAGGTGCCGCTCGTCAGCAAATCCATCTCCTTTGCCTGCCGGGCTGAAAGGCTGGCACGGGCAGGAGCCAGTCCAGACCGGGCGATCGTCAGGCCATCCGGCGAGGCGGAGGGAATGGGACCAGACGCCGATTCCGGCGAAAAAGTGGCACTGGGTAAATCCTCTGAGGTCGTCAGGTGTGACATCTTCAATACTCCGTTCGTCAACTTCGCCCGGGGCGATATGCCCGGCGGCTATGAGGTTACGCAGCCACTGTGCCGCGAATGGGTCGATCTCGTTGTAGTAAGCTGCCGCGCTCATGCCGCCTCCGTCTTCACAACGTCAATGGCGCAGCCGGGGATCAACTCAACGGAAGCGGTGGCGCACTGGTTGCCCCAGTGGCTCCAGCCAGGCGCTGCGCTGCGGCTGAACAGCTCAATCCGCGGCACGTCGCCGTAGAGCAGCTCCAAGCGGTGGCGAACTTCCCACGGTTTCTCGCTGTGCGCGCCGAGCGGGCTGTAGACCACCTGCTTAATGCCAGCGTGCTTGCGCTCCAGCCCGGCGCCGCGGGTGGCGATCAGCACGTCTTCGGTGTTGGCGCGGGTGTGGTTGCCGCCGTTCATTCGTGTCTCTGCATTCAGCAGGTCGAGGAAGTCGTAAAAGTCGGAGATCTCTCCCTCGGCCAGAGCCTTGGTAATGCGCAGCTCGGCCAGCTGATTCAACTTCACCCAAGTGAAGCCTTTCATCGTGCGTACCGTAAATCCCCAGGCTTCTGCCAGCTCGATCGCTTCCTGGTTGTGTGTGCCGGTGTACCACATCGCTAACACAGCGTTATCCGCGGCGAGCTCCCACACCGGGAGCCGCTTCATATCGAGTAAGCTCATGGTGGGGTAGTGATCGACGGCGGCACCGTTGCTGATCTGGTTCCCGTAAGACCAGGCCGGGTCGGCATAGATAAGTGAGTAGCGGTTCATAGGAATGACTCCATTTCATCGATATAGAGGCCAGATGCGATAAGCCGGCGGCGCCGGGCCGCTTTATCAATACATTTCTGGCGGTTGCCAGAGGCGGCCTGAGCTATCGATCGCTTAGTGAACAGGCGAGTTTTACCCTGCGGGGTAATGACCTTTGGCCTTGTGATCAGGTCAAAGGTGCGATCACAGATACCGTCCTCGTTGAGCCAGGTTTCCGATGCGATCAGCTGCGCAATGCGGCCTTCTCCCCTGGTTATGCCGTTCGCTACTCGGTTAAATTCGACGAGCGTCACGCCGAACTTCTCAGCTATTTCGCTGCCAGTTACAGGGCGGCCGCGCGTCTGAATCATCCAGATCACGCGCTCGCGAAGGCCGGAGAATTTCCCGACTTTGCCGGGCCTGCGGTAAAATGGAGTGCGTTTCATTTCCACTGCTCCCCGAAGGTAAAGCCGATCTCCGCCAGCGATTCATCCATCTTGCTGATGAACTCCGGCACCATTTCGTTAAAGTCGGACATGTATTTGTCGTCGCGCTCAACAACCACATGGTGAATGCCTTCTCGCTTCATGCGAGGGTCATAATTCGCGAAATACCAGGCATCCTTCCCGGTTACCCACATACTGAATTGCACCTGGGCCATGTAGGCGGATTTGATAGCCTCGAAGCCGCCAAGCCGGAATTTCATGAAGTCGCGAGAGGTGAAAGGGCACTTCAGCTCAAGACCGCGGCCATCACTGCACAGACCGTCTGGTGAGCAGGAGGTGCGCATGCCTTCGTCGCGGAAGAGGATCGGCGACTCGGTTACCTGCACGTCGGTGGTGAACTCAAACAGGGTGCGAGCGTCGGCCTCATACTGTTTTCCCCAGGCCAGCGCCTTGGCGTTAACTTCCGGCGCTACGCCGGTGCACACTTCGGCAAGGAGCGTAAGGAAGTAGGACATCTTCATATCAGTCCATTTCTTTCCTGACTTAGGCTTAGAAATGACGTTGTGAACTTCCGAGGCAGTGATCACGCCGAGGCGTAAGCGGTGCCAGGATTCATCTCCCTGTTCAACGCGGGTAACGTCAATGCCAGTTCGGTCGAGGATAATTTCTGGTGTCATGCTGCCACCTGCGCTTTTTTCTGGAGGAAGCTAAAGCCTTTCTGCGCTTCTTCTTCGGTGAGCTGTGATGCCTGGAAAATGTCACGCTTGAAGATGTTGCTGCACAGAGGCAGGAAGTCCTGCTCCCAGTCCTTATTCAGGGACGTCAGGAGGTCGGTAATTGCCTGCAACGTTTCCTCACTGGCCACCAGGGGGAGCGCCTCTGTCGTGGTTCGCGGCGTTACGTCACGCGCATCCACTTCCAGCGTTTTACCTTCCATCTCTTCGGCGGTGGGCTGCTGTCCAATTTCAGGCCACGCCTTACGCAGAGCCTGGGCCTCGGCACACTTCGCCAGCTGGCCGTAAGGGCGCTTTTTCCACATTGCGTTTGGCGCGGTAGTGTCGCGGCCGGCGGTGGCATAGTTCTCAACCCAGTATTCTTTCGCGCTGAATTCGACGATTTCCCCGCTTGGCATGCGCTTGCTGACCGTGTACTTGCACCATTGAGGTACGGTCACTTCAATACCGGTAAGCGTCAGAGTGACGTCCGGGCCGAACTCTGGTTCTTTTGCGCCAGCGTAATCACCGGAGCGATCGGCCTGAATCCGATAAAGCCCGATGCCAGGCATAACCACATCGCGCCACTCGCTTTTCCCCGACTTCGAGTCCTTAACGCTCATTGGCACCAGATGAACGGGCTTCAGAAGCGGATCGAGGTTTCTGGCCCGGCAGTAGTCCAGCGCCATCATTACCGATTCGTCTTTGGCGCCAGGGTAAATACTGTTTTTGAGGGCGCTCCAGGTAGCGCCGTCAATGCCTCGCTCAGCAAGAGAGCTGGCTGTAATCACAAGTTCGTTAGCCATTGCTATTCCCCAAAGTTAAAACGGGCAGCCGGTGCGGTGATCCCAGTCGTATTCCGCCTGGGCGTAAGCTACTGCCGAGATGAGATCGTTATATGCCTCGCCAGCTGCATCGCTGCGGAGGCCTTCGTATGGGCTTTTGTCCATCGGCACAGAGAAGCGGAACAGGCCTGACGGCTCTTTCGGCAGGGCGTCGATAATTTCCTGCGCCCGATCGTCAATCCACTTTTGCTTCTCTTCGGTGAGCGACTGTTCAGCCCATTTCCGTTCTTCGATAGCGTCGTATGCGCGGTATGCGTTCATAGCTCGCTCCTGAAATTTTGTTGTGAAACGCCCGGCACCGTATTGGCTGCCTGAAGTTTGAATTTGCTGTTTATCGTTTAAAAAGGTCGTTGCAATGGGCCATTGCCAAATTGCACTGTTCTGCTGTGAACCAGCCAAAATGGCATTCTTGCTGCGGAATACCCATCTTGGACGCAAGCCACTCATACGCCTCAGAGCGTGACATCACGCCAGTTCTCCAGATCCTTTCAAACGGCTCTTTGCAGAGCTTTCTGGCTTCACGGGTTCTTTTATCCGCGAGCGTCCCTAATGGGATTGCTGTAAATGGATGAAGGCCTACATATGCCCCGCATCCTTCGCAGAGGTACATATAAGGCCAGTCGCTATAATTCCGGCCATATACCTCTTCGTGAGTCGCTATCTTTATCCGGCTATCGCATAAATGGCATATCGTCGGAACTGGCAATGGGTTTTTAACTCTCGCTGTTGCCTTTCTGCTTGGATTTGATGGGGTTTTAATTTCCACCTTTGCCTCCACTTCTCAGCGCATGACCAAGCCCGTTCAGATAAACCTCAACCAGCAAGTCGGTTGTGTAAGTCCGCTCAATCCCGCGATGCAGGTAGAGGCGGCCGCGTTTATTTGCTGATGCGGTCCAGGTACTTTCCCGATGCTTAACGAGCATCCCTGGCAGAACGGCGCCGCGGTTAACGGTCTGTGTCCCGTAATGATGACTAACCATTGAACACCCCAGTAGCGTGCAGAATTTTGATAATCAACGCTGTCCAGATAACTCCGCAGATCAGCAGGCAGTAAATCAGTGAACGAATGCCTTGTTTGCTCATTTTCCACCCCAGCATGCGAAGCTAAAAAAAAGGACAGCAACCAAAAACGGAACGACCTTTAACCAAAAATTACGCCATGCAGGCTTGTCTTCTTCGCGGATCATCTCTTCACCTTTGCCTTATCGCGGATAACGGGACGTTTTGACTTCACCCCGGCGTTGCCGGTGTTGTTTGGATGGCTTAACTATGCGATAGAGAATAATCCAAGTCAATAGAGAATTGGTTAAATAATTCCTTTGCGCATTCTCGAGCGGATTCTTACAGGAATTTTTTTTGCTGGAATAGGAGACCACAGGATGTATACTGGATAAATATACAGTTACTGGCGGTGAGAATCGAATGTCAGGAGGTGGCTTTATGGGTGTGCTGTACGTGAGGATGGGGCCTGGGCGTTATGTCAGTACCCAGGCAGCAGATAAACAGATTGTTTACTTATTTAATTCCGGTATGAAGACTTGGACGATAGGTCCAACGACAGAAGAGAGATCAGATACTGGCGCTAAAGGGACCCTCACGTCATCCACTGAAAGATACCCATTACCATCGCCTCCGATATGATATTTGAAGACAGACAATGTCTCTTTGAGTCTGACGAGAACCAGGTCATCAGAGGTTGCAATAGCCTCTGGATCGACAATTACGATGGCGCCGGCGGGAGCTTGAGCTATGCCAGTCCGGCCCTTGATTATGTAAGCGCGGAAATGTTCAGGAAGTTCGCTAAACCAGGATACATAATCGCCAGTAAAGCCATCAAAATCATAAACCTTAACGTTTTTAGAGACGTCGATAGCCTGCAGAGGTTGGTTAGAATCTCCGTATATTGATCCTGTTCCATTAATGAGCCAGTCGGCACTCACTCCGAGAGCTGCCGCTATCTTACCCGCGTGGCGCGAAGTCTCGCTGTCCCCGCGCAGGATTTTTGAGATAGAGGATTGCGGCACTCCAGCCTGCTTCCCCAGCTCGGTCTGGTTGGTTTTACCCGTAGACCTCATGGCATAAGCCAGTCTTTCTTTTAACGTTTTCATAGCACGAAAAATATTCCCTAACGAATTTTATGTCAAAGTCTCAAATGACTTGATCATTTAAATTCCCTAACGCATAATCAGCTTAAAATTATGCAAAGGGGAATTTACATGAGCGACACAGTCAACGAGGCAATCAAGCGCGCCATCTGCATAGCTGGTTCTCAAACTGAGCTGGCAAGAAAGACAGGGGTTAACCAATCCACTGTCAGTAAATGGCTTAACGGCGCTGAGATCGGCTCCCGGTTTATCAAGTCCATTGTCATTGCCACTGATGGTCAGGTGAGCGCCTCTGAAATCCTTAATTCAATTTCACATAGATAACACCAGAGGAAGTATTGCAGATGGAGAATTCAACAGCACGAAACAAACACCAGGCCAGGAATATTGAGTCATGGCTGCATAACCAAATCGCAATGAAGGGGACGACCAATGTGGCCAATGCCATGGGTCTTACAAAGTCGAGCATCAGTAAATGGAAGGAAACCTGGATTCCGAAAATAGCGATGTTACTGGCGGTCTTGGAGTGGGGGGTGGTCGATGACGATATGTCTCGACTGGCGAAAGAAGTAGCAAGCCTGCTTAGAAAAGAGATGGCCCCAAAGTGCTCGCAACACTTTGAGGCCTGATGCGAATTAACTGGATCAATTCACAGGAGTAATTATGCCTAAGAGCAACAGATTTTACCAGGCACAAACACACAAAAATGTTACCCGCGACCGCTTCATTCGCTCTGTTAACCCGGTGGTTGGCATGAAAATGCGCGCCATCCTGGAAGAGCTGAAACGGAAGGAGGAAGGCCGTGAGTAACGTTCTTCGCATATCCGATTTTAGAGGGTCTCAGAAGCCCATGGAGAAACCTCAGCCATCAGGGCAGGGGTTGGTATTCCTGCACCGCAAAGTAAGAGAGCTGCCGTTCTACAAGACCGACAGTGAAGCCGTCCATCTGTGGATCCATCTCATCATGGAGGTGAATTCAGCTGACGGGATGGTAACCACAGAGTTTGGTGAGTATCCGGTTTCCCGCGGTCAGGTGATCACCGGGCGACATACCCTGTCGAAAGACACGGGAATAGCACCTGACAGGGTTAAGTACCTGCTGAACAAGTTCGCGAAAATGGGCATGATCACCACCCTGGCAAACAAGAAATTTACACTCTTAACCGTCACCAAATATGACGATTATCAGCAATTTTTTGTGCCAACAGAATGCCAACAAAGTGCCAACGCAAACCCAGTAACCACGCTGCGTACCGGCGAGGTTGTGCCAACAGAATGCCAACAAAGTGCCACAAACAATATATTAAATAATATCTCTTCTACTGACGTAGAAGAGAGTGCATCAGCGTCACCAAAATCCGAACCTAAAAAACAGTCCCTCAGCTGTGAGCAGGTTGTCGATGTTTATCACCAGGTGCTACCGGAAGCGCAGGGGATCAGGGTCCTCACTGATAAGCGCCGCAACCTGATCCGCTCGTTCTGGCAGAAAGCCAACAAAATTACCCGTCAGCTTGATGGCCACAGCTTTACCCTGGCCGACTGGGAGTCTTACCTGAGCTACATCGCCAGTAACTGCCGCTGGATGCTTGAGAATCGCCCTGATCAGCGCACCGGGAAAACCTGGCGCCGCAAGTCGCTGGAATACTTCCTGAACGTCGATGTCTACGCCAAAACGCGCGAGGGGGCCTGTGATGACCTCTGATTTCATGACCCCTCCGCACAGCATTGAAGCAGAGCAGAGCGTGCTGGGCGGGCTCCTGCTTGACGATGACAACAGTGAGCGTACTCAGAAGGTGCTTTCGATTCTCAAGCCAGAATCGTTCTACGCGCGCCCTCATCAGGTCATTTTTGCTGAAATGCGCCAGATGTACCGCGACCATAAGCCTGTCGATCTGCTGACCCTGTTTGATGCTCTGGAAAGCAAGGGGCTGACAGAGACCGTTGGTGGCTTTGCATACCTGGCTGAAATGTCGAAGAACACGCCAAGCGCGGCGAACATCGTGGCATATGCGATGCGTGTTCGTGAGACCGCTATGGAGCGCTACGGCATCGAGAAAACAACGAAGGCGATCGAGTTGCTTTATGCCCGCAACGGCATGACGGCAGAACAGAAGTTTGACGCAATTCAGGGATTATTCACTGAGATAACCGAGCACGTAAAAACAGGGCGACGGACTGGGCTTCGCACGTTCTATGACGCTGTTACTGACTGGTCAGCAGAATTCGACGAAAGGCTCAAGCCGGATGGCCGTTCCCGCGGGTTGTCGACCGGGATCCGCTCTCTGGATGAACTTCTCGGTGTGAAGCGCATTGTGCGTGGCAGCCTGTTTGTTATAGGCGCACGCCCGAAGATGGGTAAAACCACGCTCTACACCCAGATGGGGATCAACTGCGCGACGGTCGAGAACGAGCCGGCCCTTATGTTCTCCCTCGAAATGCCGGAAGGGCAGATGGTGGAGAAAATCACTGCGCAGAAGGGGAGGATCTCTCCAAACCTGTTTTACCCGGACATGACTAAGGATGACTACGGCTATCGCGGGGACTGGAACAGCGATCTGCAAAAGGCCACCGGTGTAATGGGCGCCCTTATTGAAACCAACAATCTCCTGATTGATGACACACCGGGTATTTCACTGGCGCATGTCATGGCTGAGTCACGTCGCATCAAGCGCGAACGCGGCAAGGTCGGAATGATCCTTGTTGACTACCTGACGCTGATGACTGCCGATAAGGCAGAGCGAAATGACCTTGCTTACGGGCTGATCACCAAAGGCCTGAAGATTCTTGCTAAGGAGCTGGATTGCGTCGTCGTTCTCCTGACTCAGCTCAACCGGGATCTGGAGAAGCGAACCAACAAGCGACCGCTGCCGAGCGACTCCCGCGACACAGGCCAGATAGAGCAGGACTGCGATTACTGGCTGGCCATATACCGGGAGGGCGCCTACGACGAGAACGCAAACCAGAGCGACACAGAGCTCCTCCTGCGCCTTAACCGGCATGGTGAGACTGGTGTTGTCTATTGCGAGCAACGTCACGGAGCGATTTATGACTGCGATCAGGAGGCTGCCAGTCAGCGCCGGCGCGAGAAAGAGGAAAAGCCAACCAAGCGGGGTGGATTTTGATGAAAAAGAACTCGGGCAAACAAGCCGTAATCAATTACGTCGGCCAGAACCCTGGCTGCAGCTTTCAGGATATCCGCCGCGGTACCGGGCTTGACTCTTCAGTGGTCAATTCCTCCCTGTGGCAGATGCACCGTGACGGCCAGGTACAGCGTGCGGGTGAGTGCAGGAGCTACCGCTACACCCTGGTCGACACGACAGCCGTAACCGAAAGCGATCCGTCTGTTCAGTATCGCCAGCGTCCCGGAGGCGTAAACCCAATGACCAACCTGTTTAACCAGTACCTGGCGGGAGTAAGAAAATGACTATCACATTACAGGCAGTAAACGAGCTCATCGCCTCCCTGGAGAGCGCAGGCGAGCTGTCGATCAGAGAGCAGAAGTTCCTGAAGCTGGCGAAAGCGTACCAGCAGCTGGCTGCGGAGAATGTGGGGCTGAGGCCTTTAATCGCCGAGAACTGGAATATGCGTGACCTGCTTCGTCAGTTAATGGCTGGACGCCCAGGCGGGGTGTATTTCAACAAATGGGAGAAGCTAATCGTTGGGGTGCTGAACGAAACCCCAGCCACCGATCGCTTCGTAGCCGGGATTAAGGCTGATGGGGTGGAGGAGTTCGTATCCAACACCGTGCATAAGATTTTTGATGAAAGCGGAGCAGTGTCAGCTTTGGCTTACCTTTCACTCGCTAATTCACACGTGAAGCAACTGCGCGAGGGGGCCGACAAATGAGCAACCGAATCCCTAACTTCGGCTGGAACCGCCTGAAACTTGCAACGCTCACCTATGAGCAACTGGCGGAACTTGAAGAGCAAGTGAAGGCAGAGCATGCCTGCAAAAACGGCATTCACCTCTTCGACAAAGCCGGCCAGCGCAAACTCGATGCCCTTAGCTGGGCCGTATACAACAAGCAGAAGGCGGAGCGTGCAGCATGACTGATATCACCGAACTGGCGCAGCAAGAGCTGGCTCAACTGCGCGCTGAGCTTTCAAATCAGGCAATTGGCAGTAAAGACCATCTGCGAAAAATCGCGTTATCGTTGGTAGATAAACTGGAGAAATGTCGAGATCGGGAGATTAGGTGGCTGGCCTTGTCAGACGAGAAATCAAAAATCATCACCGATCAAGAAGAGGCGCTGGAGAAGGCGCAGCAGGTAGACGAAGAGCTTTGCAAGCTCCTGCCTCCCGGCGCTGAGTACATGGACCCTCCAGACGGCGGCGATGTCACACCGCTGGAACAGGTGTCACGCATGGTTGCAGATTATCGTCAGCGAATCTCTATGCTGGAATCGAAAATTGTGATCGTTAGTCTGCCATCGATCAATCCTGAAATGTTCAACCAGGATGTGGTTTTTGGCTATCAGAAAGCGCAGAAAGAAGCCGTAGAGTTTTGCGCGGCTGCGGGTATCAAACTGCAGGTGGGGAAGTGATTATGGATTCTAGCTGGAAAATTTATGGGCTTATCGCCCTTATAACTTTGTTCGTCGTACCGGTAGCTATGGTATGCACACGCATTGATGTTCCAGTATGGATGTTAATCGTGGGGCACTCAGGGTCTATGTTGACCGGGTTTCTTTCTGCTGAACTGAATCGGGAGGCAGAATGAAAGAGAAGCTGAGCAGGGAGCGCATTGAGCAGTACGCCAACGACCCGCGCATGTGTAACATCAATGCAGAAATCCGTACGATAGCCCGAATGCTGCTGGCGCTGCAGCATGAACAGGAAATCGCAGAGAAGCGTATCGCCGAGCTGGAGTCCCGCACCGTGAAGCTGCCGCATCGGAACCTGGGGCACGAAAAGTTATTCCTTCTTTGCCCGTTCCCTTACTACGATGCTGAGGATATGGAGAAGGCTCTGGCCGCCGCTGGCATCAAGGTGGAGGCTGAGTGATGGATACTAAAGAATTACTGGAACACATTGATGCCGGGGACTATTACGAGGCCAGTTGCTTGCTCGATGAAAAATGCCCAGGCGCAGCGCGCAAATTTAAGCGCCTGACAAAAGGGTTAGCCGAGTTACTGAAGGACGTTCAGAAAGAGTTCCCTGACGCGAATTTTTACACCGCTTCCGGTGGTTTTAATTTGTTGCTGGGTAGCGCAACTGACTGCGATAGCACTGAGGGTAATCAGTTAATTGCTATTTCTGCCAGTGGATATCTTAGTGTTGGCGACGGAGATTTTTAAATGACCAGCAAATTAACCAGAGAACGCCTGGAAAAAATTAAATCATGGCGTGAAACCTACGGCGCCGGAAGCAACGTAATGCTGCCAGCTGAGGAGGCCGAGGAGCTGGCTCGTATAGCGCTGGCCGCAATGGACAGCGAGCCGGTGGCGTACACCGACGAGCGCAACCTGGGCTATATCGACGGAGGGAGGGAGACGGCGTATCTGTGGGGCAAGCAGAATTCTGAGGCTTCAGACGTTGCGCTCTATCGCCACGCGCAGCCGGTGCCAGAAAAATACAACATCGGTGATGCCACCATGCGCCACATCTTCACACCAACCGGCATGACTAATGTCTCTGACATGCAGGCGGTATTTGACAGAGTTGAAGCTGTTTTGGTGGGAATGGAGCAGCCAGCGCCGGTAGTGCCGGATGATGTGTCGATATTCGAAGCGGCAATTGAAGAATGTAAAACGTGCGACTCAATTGATGAGCATGCATGGAATCATGGCGTTTTGGTCGTGATGGCGAAGTATGAATCCTGCCGCGCCGCCATGCTACAGGCTGGCAACCATCCGGCGCAATCCGATTGCTGCCCGGCGCAAAACAGCGTCAATCCGGCGCAAGGCGGCAACTCTCTGGTAATTCCTGATGAGATGACATCAGGGCAGGCATATGAAATAGGATATTACTATGGAGACCCAGTAGACGTGTTTGCGCGTGGGGCTAACTGGATGCGCCAGCATATCATCGACTCCACATTGGCAGCCGCCCCGCAGGAGGTGAAAGGTGAGTAACCAAATCCCTGAAGCTGTAGCCGTAGCGATGATTAATGCGGCCAGAGATATTACGGTAGCAAAAATTAATGCCAAAGGCGCGAAGTTCGACGGTTATACAACCTCGGTAAACTGGTTTGATCGTTCAATGAAAGAGGTCCGCGAAGCCGTTAAAGCAGTGCTTCCTGACGTTGAGCGGGAGGTAAGTTGATGCCTAAATCCCCCGCAGAACGCAAAGCCGCGCAGAAGATGAGGTAAAGCTAAGGGTGAGAGTTAATATCTAACTACTATATCTAACTTCTCACCTATTACTTTTACAGAGGTATAGACAGAATCACCTTGGGATAAAGATGATTTTGAATTTGGATAGGTGGATCCACACTCCTCTAACCTAGAAGCAATTAAGTTGAGGTGATGCGACGCATCGATCACGTCATTGTATACAGGGAGTAGGCCAATTTTTGAAAAGTGTTTATAGCACGGGATTGCTTTTGATTTAGCTATCAATAGCCCGGCTGATAACTTTAGCTCATTAATTAGCTCTGCATTGGCCTTGAAGTTCATAATTTTGCTTTGTTCGCGAAGCAATAGTGATGATATTTTCCCTAAGTGCTCCTTGAACGAAATGTATGGGTCAAGCGCACATTTAACTATGATTTGCCCAAGAACGTACACGATTACACCAGTAAAAACAGTTGTGAAGACAGTAATCCACATAATCAAATACACCCTTTGAACAAAAAAAGTTATGTATCATATAGCATGAGGGATTAGGCAGGAGAAGTTTTATGTCGAAGTGGAACATTGCAGCCAAATCGAAAGATGAGCAGGACAAGGTCAACGTCGACCTGGCAGCGTCCGGCGTCGCCTACAAAGAGCGCCTGAACATGCCGGTTGTCGCCGAAGTGGTAGCCAGAGAGCAGCCAGAGCACCTGAGAGACTACTTCATGGAGCGCGTCCGCTACTACCGTGAGCAGAGCATCCAGTTACCCCGAGCATCCGATCCGCGCTATCTGGAAATGGCAGAGCAGAACGCCAAGAAATAGCGATTTTCTCGTATATGCTCATTTTGCTTTTATCCCCATGACGGGCGATAATTACCTAGTCAGTCTGGACAACTGACAACTTTACCCCGGCGCCAAGTGGGGACACATGGCGCACAAAACCGTACAGCAATCCCTGTCACCGATGGCGAAAGCCACCGGCGATTTTCTGCATTCGGCGTTTAACCTCTGCGGAGGTGAAGCGTGAAGCAACAATTCTGCCTTATCAACGACAACGTTAAGCGTAACGTCGTCAACTTCATCCAGTCTCTGCCCGTCGACCACCGATCGCCGCTGATTATCGAGGCGCGCGAAGAAAGCCGCACCGACAAACAGAATCGTCTCATGTGGCCACTTTTGAAAGACCTGAGCGATCAGGTGATTTGGCACGGCGAAAAGCTGGAGCCTGCGGAGTGGAAAGACCTCATCACCGTACTGGTCAGCCAGATGCAAAACCCGGAGCGTGAGCAGAAATCCGCCCCGGGCATCAACGGCGGCCGCGTCTACTTCGGCGTTCGCACCTCTCAATCCAGCAAGCGGTACATGGTCGAGGTAATCGAGGCGATTTACTGGTTCGGGACTGAGCACAGTGTGAAGTTCAGCGAGAAGTCCAGCAGTCGGATTGCATGGGCTCAGGAATGGAGGGCTTCGCATGCACAGTCTGCTCGCTAAGGTCATGGATCGCGGCATCTTCCGCGTGCCGGCGCGCCGCAAGCACAAAGTCGAAGTTAAGCCATCAGATATCCCCACCTTTCACTATACGGCTCACCTGGCAGATGTCCGCTGGCTGCGCCGCGCTGCCCGGAGGAAAAGCCATGGCTGATTTACGCAAAGCAGCTCGCGGTCGCGAATGTCAGGTTCGCATCCCGGGCGTCTGCAACGGCAACCCTGAAACCACGGTATTGGCCCATATCCGCATTGCTGGATTGTGCGGGACGGGGATTAAGCCGCCTGATCTGATCGCCGCTATCGCCTGTTCATCCTGTCACGATGAAATAGACCGCCGCACGCGCCTGGTAGATGCGGAGTATGCGAAAGAGTGCGCTCTGGAGGGAATGGCCCGAACGCAGGTTATCTGGATGAAAGAGGGGTTGATAAAAGCATGAACCAATATCGCATTTCATTACCCTGGCCTCCCAGCAACAACCGCTACTACCGACACAACCGGGGGCGTACTCACATTAGCGCGGAAGGGCAGGCATACCGAGACAGAGTCGCCAGAATCATCAAAGACTCGATGCTTGATATCGGCCTGGTCACTCCACTGAAAATCCGTATTGAGTGCCACATGCCGGATCGCCGGAGCCGTGACCTGGACAACCTGCAAAAGGCAGCATTCGATGCCCTGACGAAATCGGGTTTCTGGCTCGATGACCAGCAGGTTGATTACTACAGCGTGAAGAGAATGCCTGTCGTCAAAGGTGGGCGGCTTGAGCTAACCATTACCGAAATGGAGGCCGCATGAGCCGTGACGTTATCGAACGCATCCGCGACCGCTGGCAAAAGCTCCGCCTCTGCCGGCACCGCGGCACCGTACTGGTTGACTACCGCATACTGAGAAATTTCGTTCGCATCTATCAGACCCTGGGAGAGACAGCATGACGGCTCAATACTTGGAATTTGTTCGCCAGCAGTTGATAGTGGCCACCACCGATCTGAGTGGCGCGACGAAAGGGCAGTTGGTAGCCTTTGCGGAAAACGCGATGTTTGAGGCGACGGCGCGCAGCAGTAAGCGGATGAAGGTAGTCGACCCGGCAACCGGGAGAATGGTTAAGCCGAGCAATCCGCCGGTGCCGGGGAAACAGTCACGCGCCAAAGGCTCAGCAATCGCCCTGGTTCAGCCCGTGGAATATTCAACGGCATCATGGCGCCGGGCTCTGCTGTCGCTGGAAGACCACCAGAAAGCCTGGCTGCTCTGGAATTACAGCGACAATATCCGCTGGGAGCACCAGGAGACGATCACCCGGTGGGCATGGGAGCAATTCAGCGAGAAGCTGGCCGGCGTGCGCATTGCAAAAAAGACAGTCGATCGCCTTCGTCAGCTTATCTGGCTGGCCGCGCAGGATGTCAAAGCCGAGCTGGCAGGGCGGGAGACGTATGAATACCAAAAGCTTGCCGCCCTGGTCGGAGTGACCCCGAAGAACTGGTCAGAAACGTTTACAGAGCGGTGGGAGGAGATGAAAGCCACCTTGCGGAGCCTTGATAGCGATTCTCTTTTGCAGGTTACGCGATCACGTTCACAACAAAAGGCGACAAATTTTGACTCAAGTCTTGCAAAACTGGATTAAATGCGTCATATTTGAGTCTACTTTGATATGCTGCCTTAACTTTAAGTGGCGGCATGAAGAATAAAAAGGCCCTGGCGGAAACGTCGGGGCTTTTGCGTTTCTGGGGGCGGAAAATGTGAAAGATAAACGGATAGACCGCGTTTACAAGCCACAGTCATGATGTGGCCCCGAGTCTCCTTGAGGGAGCCAGACGCAGGTCCAAACTGCGACATACCGCTGGTCAGGGTAATCGAGGAAAAGGGTATGACGGTAAAGCAGCGCGAACGCCAGACGCGCACCGGTTATGAGCGGCGATGAGCGACAAGGTCTCAAGGGCATGAGCGCGGCCACTGCGAGAGTGTGGTTGTGCGATCCGGTCAGGGCTCTTGGGTAGAAACGTGCTGCACGACACGTCGACACCCGCCGCGCAAGAGCCCTGAACCAGATTATATGCGTCAGTTACCCGCTGATCCGCCGCCATTAACATTTTCAGGAACAGTAAGTTCTGGAACGCTACGGCGGGGGCTATAGAGCGTGTGGTTGTCAACAACCCATCCATCATTAACCCATTTAGTAACCTGTTGAGGGTTTACCTCCATGTGACGGGCAAACGCTGATTTATTGCCATTAAAATAATAATCTACGTATTCATCGATCGTCATAGTTGGTTAATAATCCTCAAAGCATTTTTCAACAAAGCGCTCACTTTCTTCATCGACATAGTTGCAACTGTCGTACTGAACATTAAACCCTGCGTCTGTGGCTTTCTTTTCAACGAACTCAAAGAAAGACCTGGCTTCGTCCTTGTCCATGTTGAAACGTGCTTCAGGGTCATAAGTATTGATAGTGATTGTAGTCATTTTCGGTCCCTCGTAATGGCGGCGGAATGCCTGCCTGTGAAAACAATATAATCAAAAAATGACTATACGTAAACGACTTTATAATCAAAAATTGATTATGTTGACTTGAATCATTTTACCTCGTTAGTAACAGGTGATTGGTCAGCGCCGTACCCTCATTGTCAGCCATTGCGCTGACCTTTTTATTATCAGGTCCCGCAGGAATCATCATCGACACGCTTCGTTGTTAAATCCAGCCTGACGGGCCTGACCCCTTTTAAACACACACAGCGCCATCCGTCATTAACGGAGGTGAGGCTTATGCGAATGCCCTACAAACAAGATTTCATCGCCGCTCTGCTGGCAGCTAAGGAGCAGGGTATCGGCGCAATACTGGCTTTCATCATGGCCTATTTGCGGGGCCGCTATAACGGTGGCGCCATGGCGAAGACGCTGATCGATGCGGTCATGTGCGCGATGATCGCCTGGTTCGTCCGCGACCTTCTCGACTTCATTGGCCTGAGCAGCAATCTCGCTTACATCGCCAGTGTCTTCATTGGCTACATCGGTACTGACTCGATCGGCAACCTGATTAAGAAGTTCGCCGCCAGAAAAGCAGGAGTTGATGATGCAAACCAGTCCTGAAGGAATTGCACTGATTAAAGGGTTTGAGGGCTGCCGGCTGACCGCATACCCTGATCCGGGAACGGGTGGTGCGCCGTGGACAATTGGCTATGGCTGGACCCTACCTGTCGACGGTAAACCGATAAGGCCGGGAATGACTATCGATCAAGGCACAGCTGATCGACTACTTAAAACAGGTCTGGTGAGCTACGAAAACGACGTCCTTAAAATTGTGAAGGCGAAGCTAACCCAGGGGCAGTTTGATGCCCTGGTATCGTTCGCTTACAACGTCGGTACGCGCGCACTCTCAACGTCAACTCTGCTGAAAAAGCTCAATGCTGGCGACATCAAAGGTGCTGCTGATGAGTTTCTGCGCTGGAATAAATCTGGCGGCAAAGTCCTGAATGGGCTGACCCGCCGACGTGAGGCGGAGCGCGCTCTGTTCCTGTCGTGATTGGGGTACTGGTAAGGCGTTACTGGTTGCAGCTACTGGTTATAGCGTTAATCGGCGGGTTGGCATTCTTCATGAACCATTACCGTGACAACGCCATCACCTTCAAAGAGCAGCGTGATAAAGCAATGGTCAGGGCGGAAACCGCCGAGACCGTTAGCAATAGCGTAGTCACCGCAATGAACCTCATCAATGACATTTCCCGGGTAACCCAGAATGCAAAGACCGAACTTTCCCAGGCAAGTGAGCAGCGTGTTATCTACATCAGGCAGGCGCTTGAAGGCGATCAGTGTGCTAAGCAGCTTGTTCCTGCTGCCGCTGCTGACAGCTTGCGGGAATACGCGGACGGTTTACGTGCCGGCGCCGGTGGTACCGATAAGCGCTGACCTTACTGCAGACACACCGATCCCCGGAATGGAGGCTCCGTTCACGTGGCAGGCTAGTCTGGAGTTAAACGCGAAGCTTTACTCTGCGCTGGGGCAGTGCAATCTGGATAAGGCGGGGATTAGAAAGGTAGAGGAAGAACGCCGTAGTACTTTGCAATGATGCTGCAGATTAGGATGACGATGGCATTAATTGCCGGGGCAAACGGTGCCAATGAGTTTAGTACTTCTAACATGTATACCTCCTTGGTTGTGAATGGTTGTCAGTGCTTCTCTTGTGTAACTTATTTCCCCCTGTGACCGTTCCTACTCGTGTAACATTAAAGGCCTGGAGCGGTTGTTTTTCGTTCTATACTCGCCACTACTGAGTGTCCAACATGTTGGATGCACCTCCCTATAGTGCTACCTAATTACTTCTGAGCATCATTTGTCTCTTACAGGAGACAAGGCCATTCACGCCTCCAGGCGAAAAGAAAGCAGTAATGGCGCGGCTCTAAGGGGCGGTGCTGAACAGATAAAATAAGGAATGGAGTATGAGCAAACCCGACTGGGAGGCCATCGAGACGGCGTACCGGGCCGGGGTGATGTCCCTTCGTGAAATCGCATCGCAGCACGGCATTAGCGAAGGCGCTATCCGTAAGCGTGCCAAGCGTGACGACTGGTCGCGCGACCTGAATGCGAAAATTCAGCAAAAGGCTGACGACTTGGTACGCAAGCGGGAGGTACGCAGGACGGTACGCAACGAAAGCACTTTGACCGAACGCGTACTGATAGAGGCGACAGCCGAGGTTATTGCAACGGTACGCATGGAGCACCGGGGTGACATCCGGAGGGCTCGCGAACTGACCAACACGCTATTCGATGAATTGGCCGGAGAGTGTGGCAATGTGGCCGCGCTTGAAGACCTGGGCGAGATGATGCGATCGCCTGATGACAAAGATATGGATAAGCTCAACGATCTCTACCACAAAATAATCAGTCTTCCTTCCCGCGTTAAATCCATGAAAGACCTGAGCGACAGCCTGAAAACGCTTATCGGCCTCGAACGAGAGGCATACAGCATTGAGAATAAGGCTGAAACGAAAGAGGTTACGCATAACGTCATGCTGGTACCAACCAGCGATAACGTGGATGACTGGGAAGCGGCGGCGCAGAAACAACAGAGTGAGGTGCTCGGTGGATGAATTACAAAGCTGTATGGAAGCCACTGCCTGGATCACAGTCACTGGCTCTGAGTTGCCCGTGTAACGAAATACTTTTCGAAGGTACTCGCGGACCCGGTAAAACTGCTGCCCAGCTAGCTCGGTTCCGGCGCAATGTTGGCGTGGGCTATGGCTCGTTCTGGCGTGGCGTCATCTTCGATACCGAATACAAGAACCTTGCCGACATTATCACGCAGTCGAAGCGTATGTTTCGTCTGTTCAACGATGGTGCTCGATATCTGTCATCTGCGAGCGAATTGCGATGGGTATGGCCAACAGGTGAGGAGCTTCTCTTCCGCTTCGGCAAAGAGGCGGACGACTACTGGGATTTTCACGGGCAGGAATTCCCGTTCATTGGCTTTAACGAGCTGACGAAACAGCAGTCCCCTGAATTCTACGAAATGATGTTCTCCTGCCGACGCTCATCGTTCAGGCCGGAAAACTACCCGCTGGATAATGGCAAGTTACTTAAGCCGATCCCGCTGGAAACATTCAGCACGACCAACCCGTTTGGCATCGGGCATACCTGGGTGAAGAAACGCTTCATTGAGCCAGCGCCTCGCGGAACAGTGCAGCGAGACCGGCAAATGGTGTTCAACCCTCAGACAGAACGAGAAGAGGAAATCACGCTTACCCGCGTAGCTATCCACGGATCGTTTAAAGAGAACCCGTACCTCGACCCGCAGTACATCGCGACCCTGATGGCCATCAAAGACCCAAACCGCCGCAAAGCGTGGGTGGAGGGCTCCTGGGATGTGACCAGTGGCGGGAGATTTGACCATCTGTGGAATGAAGCGCTGCACGTAATTAAGCCGTTCCGCATCCCGGATAGCTGGACCGTCGATCGCTCTCATGACTGGGGTGAGTCGAAGCCGTTCTCTAACCTCTGGTGGGCTCAGGCCGATGGAACAGCCGCAGAGCTGTCTGATGGTCGACAGTTCTGCCCGCCTGCCGGTTCCCTTATCCTGATCGGTGAATGGTACGGATGCCCGCCTGACGAGCTCAACAAAGGCCTGAATATGTCATCCACCAACGTCGCGAAAGGCGTAGCGTGGATTGACAAGCGGCTGGTTGGCGAAGACGTCGACGAGCCGGAAGAGATTCAAATCGACGGTGTCACACAGGGCCAGTTGCACATTATGCCAGGCATCTGTAGCGAAGTGATTCCCGGCCCGGCTGATGGGGCGATATTCAACACTGGCGATAACGAGTTATCGATCGCGCAGAAGATGGAAGCGCAGGGTGTTACCTGGTTGCCAGCTGATAAAAAGCCAGGCTCCCGTATCAACGGCGCATCTCTTTTTGCGGATATGCTCGAAGCGGTGGTTGAAGGCGTGAAGCTGGAATCAGGCATGCCTGAGAAGCCAGCATTCTACGTTTTTGACTACTGTCGTGGCTGGATAAGCCGCATCCCGGTGCTCGTTCGTGACGATAAAAACCCTGATGACGTCGACACTCAGCAAGAAGACCACGACTGGGATGGAACACGTTATCGCGTACTGCATTCACCACAAAAAATCACCGGCATGTTGGTGCGATCGCGCTGACGGAGGACACCGTGAACGAAAGCGAAAATAAACAACTCGCCACGAACGCCAGCATCGACCGCGAACGGATGCGTTACGTCAACGCTCTGTTCAATGGCACCAGTAACACCAAGCGTCAGCGCCTGTATCAGGAGTTTGGATATCCCAAGGAACTTTGCTTCGATGACTTTTACCGGGCGTACCGACGCAACGCCATAGCCGGCGCCGCAGTGACGAGAATGGTCGATGGATGCTGGGAAGATTACCCGGAAGTTTACGAAGGCGACCAGACTAAGGATGCAACCCAGCAAACGGATTGGGATAAACGGGTCAACAAGCTACTCAAGCGATGCTGGAAGCAGATCAAGGGCGCTGACAAGCGTAACCTAGTGGGTCGTTACTCTGCGCTACTGATCCAGGTTAAAGACAACAGGCCATGGTCAGAGCCTGTAGATAAGGCGATGGTCGGCAGGCTGCAGGAGAGGGCGCTCGTCCGGCTCGTTCCCGTCTGGGAGGCTCAGTTAGACCCGGTCAGTTACAACGAAGACCAGAACAGCGAAAATTATGGCGCTGTCAGCATGTACTCGTTTACCGAGATACCGGTGCAGCAGCAGCGCAGCGGCCAGCCAGGTCGCATCATCAACGTTCACCCTGATCGCGTTATCATTCTGGCTGAAGGCTCGGATGACGGGCGGCTTGATTCCGGCGAGTCGCTGCTGGAAGAGGGGTTCAACAAGTTGCTGGACCTCGAAAAAGTTTCGGGCGGTGCGGCGGAAGGGTTCCTGAAGAACGCCAGCCGGCAACTCAACTTTAACTTCAGTGCCAAGACAAGCTTCGCACAACTGGCCAGGGCGCTTGGTGTTAGCGAAGCCCAACTCTCAGAAGGGATGGATGATCAGGTTCGACGCCTCAATGACAGCACAGATAGCGCAGTCATCATGCAAGAGGGCGATACGAGCGTGCTTTCAGTGGCGGTTGCGGACCCTGAGCCAACCTGGCGCACCGCGCTGAGCGAGTTCTGCGCAACGGTACCGATTCCTGTTAAAGAGCTTATTGGCATGCAGACAGGTGAGCGCGCAAGTACCGAGGATGCAAAAGGATGGGCGCGCACGAGGATGAGCCGACGCAATGGCTTCCTGACCGACGTCATCACCGAAGTGGTTACTCGTTTCTGGACGCTGGGGGTTATCCCTCCTGCCAGCGGCGAAGAGGTCACCGTGGGATGGTCTGATCTGCTGGCGCCTAGCCAGGCAGAGAGGATTGCCAACATGGACAAGCTCGCGGACGTGGCTGTGAAGTCGACGAATGCCTTTGGCCGCTCTGCTATCACAGAAAATGAGATACGCGCGGCGGGCGAACTGCAAGCCCTGCCTGAACTTGATGATGAGGTGCCGCCAGATGGCAACAAGCCAAAGCCTGATCCACTGGCCGACCCAGAATCAGAAGCCGAAAAGTCCGGTGATACCACGGTCGAAAGTTGACCCCACAATGTCGCGCAAGTCCGTCAGCAAAATGGAGCGCGACATTGAGGCAAGGTATTACTCGATAAAGGTGGCGCTGAAAGCTCTGTTCGACCAGCGCCTTACCGGGCGTGAGCGAGAGGTTAACAGCCACAGCTGGCACTTCATGTGCCACGACCACGGCGAGGATATGCGGCTCTACCAGGTCAACGCCGGCAAGTTCATCTACGACATGTCAGCGCAGGAACTGGCCGACCTGCTCGAAGCGGTACAGTCCATTCTCGACGATTACCTGTTGGAAGGCGGCGAGCAAAACCTGTGGGCGATGGATTACGTCGCCGCAGAGGCGCAGCGCGGAACGCTGGAGGCATACAACAACCTCTCGCAGCAGTCGCAGGTGTACGCCAGCCAGACGACGCTTCAGCAGCTTTTAAGCAGCCCTGGTCACCTTAATCAGGTGGCAGCCGCCAGACTGACAACATTTAGCGACTGGAAGGTAATCAGCGACACCGCCCGCGGCGATCTGACAAACATCATTACCGATGCCGTGGCCCGTGGAGTTAACCCACGCGAAACGGCCAGCGTTATCAGCAAGCGCCTCGATGTGTCGATGTCGAAGGCCAAGACCATCGCTCAGACTGAGCAGGTCGGCGCGCTGCGCCAGGCACAATGGAACGAAACGGACTGGGCGGCTGATCGGCTTGGCCTGAATACCGGCCTGCTGTGGCTATCTGCGCTCAAACCGACGACAAGGGAGTGGCATCAGGCTAGGCACGGTAAAGTTTTTACGACGGAAGAGGTCAGGGACTTTTATGCCGAAAACGGTAACAGATATAACTGTTATTGTGCTCAGGTTCCGGCCCTACTTGATGAAGACGGCAAGCTCTTTAACGAAGGGCTGTCAGATAAACTCGCAGCCGAGCGCAAAGCGTGGAAGCCGGGAGAGTAAAGCGGTAAAATGGTCACGTCCGGCTAGGGTAGCTCCCGAAAACGCAGAACACAGACTGCGCGCCGGACACCATCATCTGTGAAGCCTACTGTGAGGTTTGAAATGAGCAATATCGATGAGCTGAAATTGCTTCAAAAGCAATCTTTAGCAGCCGCGAAACTCAGCGGAGAAAAACACTACCGTGGTTATGTTCCATGTAAGCATGGGCATGTTTCTGACAGGCTGGTATCAACCCAGCAATGCTGCAAGTGCCTCGAATTAAGAAAGCGCGGAATGCGTAAAGTAGATGGGGTTCCCCAGTCGAAATCATCAAGAGTGAAGAAGAATACAGCCCTCAACCTGGGGAAAACACACTATTTCACAGGCGTGGCATGCAAGCGTGGCCATATCGCCCCGCGGCTTGTGTCGACGAGACAATGTACTGAATGCCTATCCTTGCGGGATCGCAAAGATGTCCCGCAGATATTAAGTGAAGCGGCGAAAAACAGGCTGAACGCAGCCAGGCGTAGCCGAGTTGGCCGAGCCAAGAGCAGGGCGTACTACGGCAATGTTTTAAAGCATGATCCGACCTATAAGCTGCGCCGCAAGGCTTATGACGAAATCAATAATGCTCTCGCTTGGAATAGCGGAAAGGTGAAAATGGCGATTGGTTACACCTCTGACGAACTGCGCGAGCGTATACAGTCTCAATTCCAGCCAGGCATGACATGGAGCAATAGGGGTGAATGGGAGATTGACCACCGCAAGCCCATATCAGCCTTTATCGCTGAAGGGGTGACCGACCTGATGGTCATTAATGCGCTGGATAATCTTCAGCCTCTCTGGAAAGAGGAAAATGCCATCAAGGGCAGCAAATACATACCAGCTTAATCAAACACAACAAGGTCGCCACGGCGGCCTTTTTTATTGCCTGAAATCCACCAATGAGGCCCATATGTGGACACTTAAGCATGATCCGACTTTGTATGGATATGGTTGGATTTATTCAAAACCGACCGAGTCAGTCAGCCCATCAGGAGAGCTTATTAACTTCGAAACCTGTTGGTGGTTCCCTGTTAAGCCCACCAAGAAGCAACTACGCCAGGCACGAAAAAACAAACTTCATTAAGAGGACGCAACGTGAAGCTATCCAGCATCCACGTTAAATCCCTCGCCATCAACGCCTCCAACATCTCAACGACCACCATCAACGGCCAGGAGCACTACGTCATTCGTGGAGCGGTCCCGATCGTCGATGACATTGTGATGAATGGCGGTCTGTACCCGGCGGAGGAGATTAACAACAGCTACCAGACGATGGAAGGCAAGCTGATGCCTCTCCCGCACCCGATGGTAGATGGCAAATATGTCAGCGCCAATGACCCGCGGGCCATTAACAGCTATCACGTCGGAGCATGGGCGCAGAACGTCAGCAAGTCTGGTGACCAGGTCGTCATGGACGTTTATATCAATAAGGCGGTCGCCGAGACAAAGCCTGACGGTAAGCGCCTGATTACTCGCCTTGATGAGATGATAGCTGGCACCAACACCGACCCGATCCACTTGTCTACCGGCTTACTCACGAACAAAGAGAGAAAGTCAGGCGAGTCGAAGCAGAAGAAGTACTCATGGATCGCTCGCAATATGCAGTTCGACCATATCGCTATCCTGCTCGATGAGCCTGGCGCCGGTACTCCAGAAGAAGGCGTCGGCATGTTCGTGAATGCCGATGGTCAGGAAGGCGAAGTCGAAACTGCAAGCCTCGTTGATGCGGCAAATAGCCTCAAAGATGGCCTGCTGAACAAAGTGAAGTTCTTCCTCACCCACAACTCAGATGCCTCATTCGATGAAATCTACCAGATGCTGCGTGAAGCCATTCGCGCGCCGTCAGGCAGCGATGTTTATCGCTATGTTGTGACCGTATGGCCCGACAAATTCATTTTCGAAGAGGGCAATAAGTTCTTCCAGCAAAAATACCTCATCGACGACAGCACAGTCACGCTGGTCGGCGATCCAGTAGAGGTCGTGCGCAAACCCACTGAGTACGAAGTCAAAACCAACGGAGAAACAAACCCGATGAAAGAGAAGATGATCGCCGCGCTCAATGCCGCAGGCGTTAAAACCGAGGGGCTGACCGACGATCAGGTCTGGGATGCCTATAACCAGCAGGTTCAGAAGAAAGCAGGTGACCAGCCGGGTACTCAGATTAACTCTGACGCGATTACCGCGGCAGTAAATCTGGCGATTAAGCCGCTGACTGACGAGATCAGCACGCTGAAAACCCAGCTGCAGGCCAATGCTGAAAAAGACCTCAAGACCAAGCGTGAAGCGGTCAAAGCGAAATTCCCGTTCATGACCGAAGCGGCGATCAACTCGCTGGCAGGCGAAGCACTGAACGACATGTACTCGCAGTGCCAGACCAGCACCGGTCTGAACCCGGCATTCCAGGGGAATGGCGCTCAGAGTGAAATCCTTTCTATGGAGGCTCCTGAATAATGGCTCTCGCACCTCGTTTCCATACCGTAATCGCGGGCCCGGCCCGCAAGAATGACCCGCAGGTCATTGAAGCAATCATGGCGGCAGCAGTGAAGCCCGGATCTCTGGTAATGCTGGATAGCACAGGGAAACTGGCTGTTCACAATGTGGCCGGTGGTGCAGGGGTAGCCCTGGCGCTCCAGCACAATTATATCGGCGGCGGTGATATCCGCGATGCAGTGCCGGCCGGGGATACTGGCGCGGCCATCATGTGCGAAGACGATGTCGATTACCACATGCTGGTAAAGGCTGGCGAAGTGTTGCTGGAAAACGAAGGTCTGGTTTCTGCCGGTGACGGCACACTGGCCAAGTCTACCACTCCAGCAACCGACCAGGTCCTCTTCTTTTCACGCGAAAAAATCACCGTTGGTGCTGAAGCCCAGCTCGTGAAAGTTCGCAAATCAGGGAAAGCTACCGCATGAGCATGATCGTATTTAACAAAAAGCTGGTTACTGAACATAACCAGATCAAGAAGGCATGGAATCAGCTGCTGATGCAGCGCGAATCCTTCAACGTTAACCAGAACAACATTTCCGCCCAGTACGGCGGCGCGCTGGAAGTTAACCAGGCTGCGCTGATCTCTAAAGACTACTGGCGTGAAGTTGACAACATCACCACCCGAGTCTTCCGCAACGACGAAGGCAACGGCCTGCTTGATGACCTGCTCGGTCTCGGTACGCCGATCTCAATCGGCAAGACGGCGGCGCTCTACCGCGTTTCCAGCGACGCTGGCAAGGTTCATCGCACACTGACGGGCCATGTTCCGGAAGAACTGGATAAAGTCATCTACGACGAAGCCGGCGACCCGATCCCGATCTTCAACACCGGCTACAGCCGTGAATGGCGTGAATGGAACGGCATGCAGTCCGAAAACCTTGATGCAATGGCCGATGACCAGGAAGCGCATGTTGCAGCCATCCGCGAAGATATGGCCGACTACATGCTTTCCGGCGATGCGAAGGTGAAGGTGAAGGGCTATGTTGGCGCTGGTATTACCAACCACGCCAACACCAACCAGGTAGACCTGAGTGCATCCGGTCTGAATATTGACCTGACCACCTCGACTCCTGATGAATCAGTAGCATTCTTCAGCGGTCCGTTCGCCAAACTGCTGGACGATAACTACGTTCAGGAGAAGGTAAAAGTGTGGGCATCCCCGGATATCATGCGCAACCTGAACCGACCGTATTCCGATGCCGCGGGCTTCAAAGAAGGCACTGTGCTGGAATACATCCTGCGCTATTGTCGCATCGAGTCGTTCAACCAGACCTTTAAGCTGACCGGTAACCACTTCATTGCGTACGTTCGCAACTCGCAGTACATCAAGACGCGCATCGCCGCGCCGGTGGGCACCTTCATGATCCCCCGACAGAATCCGTTCGACAACTACAACACTCTGGTCTGGAGTGCAGTTGGTCTGCAGATTAAGCGTGATTTCAACGGTCGCTCTAAAGTCTTCAACGCACAGGGTTAAGGGGCTTCGGCCCCTTTTCTTCGGGAGAAAGCATGAAAACGTTAAAGGTCGAGAAAACCGGCTGCTGGGGCATGATTGATGGCGTCTTCCAGCAACTTCCTGTTGGTCACGAATTCGTCGCGGCGGACGTTCCTGCAGCTTTTGTTGGTCGTGTGTCGGTGGTGGGCGAAGTGGAAGAGCAAGCGCTGGAAGTAGCCACGCCGGGCAATGACGCTGCAGAGCAGGCAGAGCAGCAGGAAGAATCTGCCAGCAAATCGAAGAAGGCGAAATAACCATGGCTGACCCAATCACAGCGGCAGACGTGCAGGCGTTCCTCGGTGAGTTGGGTTACGCCATCCCCTCCGCGCTGCTCGATTCGATTCTCTGCGTAGTGAACAAGATTATCCCGTGCCTCGATGGTGCGGGTTATGACGACTGCACGGCAAAGCTGATCCTGATGTATGCCGCTGCGCTCATGGCGACGTCTTCCGGTGCCCGGCGAATAAAATCGCAGGGAGCGCCATCAGGCGCGTCGCGCTCGTTCGATTATGGAGATGACGGCATTACCTGGCTGCGCGACTCTCTGGCGAAACTGGATACCAGCGGCTGCACCAGTGAACTACCGATCAGCGCCGGCAACAGTGTGGGCCTGTTTATGGTGGTCGGGGGCTGTTAATGGCATGGGTTTCAGTTCAGCAACGGCTGCCGCGGACGTTTACCCGGGTGTGGGTGATCACCGATACCGGTGAGCAAACGACAGCGTACGTGAAAAGCGACGGCGAGTGGTTCATCAATTGCGACCGCATACGCGCCACAGGCGCTGTTGTGCTGCGATGGAGGGATAACTGATGTCTTCGGTAGCAAACTGGAGCTATACCGCGACGGCGACAATCTGGCGGCGCATACGCGATGCTGACGGTAGCGATACCGACGGCGGAGGTCAGCCGTATGGATGGGAGCCGCCGATCGCTATCCTCTGCGACTACCAGGGCGGTCTCTCTGCAAAAATCGGCGACCTTGGCCGGGAAATCGTGGTTAAAAATACAATCTGGACGGAGTACGCAGAGGCAAAAGAGGGTGACTATATCCTTATTGGTGCATCTTCAGCTACTTCGCCACCGGACGAGGCCGATGAGATTCGGCAGATCGTCCAGTTCGCTGATACGTTCGAGCGCCTGGCGGACGATTTCGCACTGATTACGGGAGTCTGATTATGGGCGCTAAAGTTCGCGGCATCCGCCAGGCCAAGGCCAACCTCGATCGCATCATCAAAGACGTCCAGGGGCGTAAAGTCGTGCGAGCAATCCAGTCTGCGATGCTTATTGGCAGTGCGCAGGCTGCGCTTTACACCCCGATCGATACGTCGACGCTCATCAACAGCCAGTTCCGCGAAATCATGGCTAACGGCACCAGGGTAACCGGGCGCGTTGGTTACTCCGCCAACTATGCGGTGTATGTTCACGACCCGGCAGTGAAGCAGAACTTCCGGCGAGCAACGGCCCGCAAGGAGTTCTTAACGAAGGGCTTCGAGGATACCCGCAGCCAGATTGACGCGGTGGTGAAGAAGGAGCTTTCGCTATGACCCCTCCGATGTATATGCGCCTCAAAGACCTGTTTGTGGCTGAGGGGCTTACCGCGGGGTTTAAGGTCCAGTGGCGGCAATGGCGCGATACCGGGAAAGACACGGACCAGTTCATCGTGTTCAGGCCTTCCGGCGGTACCGATATCACCTTTGACCTCGGCGGCGACTGGTATGTGATGGTTGATGTGATCTCCTCGAAGGCCAATCCCGATGCTGCTGACGCCGCGGTAAACGCCATTGTCGAGTATATCAGCGCGCAATCCGGCGCCGATGATTGCGTAGGCGCGCTACGGCTTGTCGGTAATGTCCCGGCGCCGATCCCCACCGAAGAGGGCAGATTAGTAACCCGGCTGCTCGTATCCTGCACTTACGGTGAGTAAACATGATTTATCCCTTCGATGCATCCTATGCACAGAAAGTGCTGAGAATTCATTACGAATATGCGGATGTTATTGCTCGCAAGAGAGAAAGGCTCGCTGCAAGAACAGCAGGGCTTATTGCTCACGACCGAATACTCGCAATGGCGGAAAAAGACACTGCTAATGCAGCACATCGCAGAGAGCTTTCTTCAGACGCTTTGCGGATTGAGGCCAGAGCGGCTTAACCCGCCAGAATCACCCATCAGGCTGCCATATGGCGGCCTTTTTTAATTGAGAGGCATACATGAAAGGCTGCGCTAATGACACCGGCAAGCTGATTGGTAAGGTGGCCGTGCTCCGCATGGCTTTTGGCTGTGCTGATACGGTTCCTGCGCTTTCCGAATGGAAGCGACTCGGCGCCATGACCACCAAGGGATTTGACTACTCCATGAATACCGTCACCTCTGAGGCTGACGATACGAAGGGGCTGGTTGAGAACCTGGTCAACAACATGGACTTCACAATCTCAGGAGAAGGTGAGTTCCGCAAGAAAGACAAGACGACGGAAATCGGCGCTATTGCCATCTCGAAATATATTTTCGATGAGGTACAGGCCGGCCGGCAACCGACAGTCTGGGTCCGCTTCGACTTCACTGGTGAAGACGCTGGCACTTATATCATGGGCTATTTCAACACCACCTCCTGGTCTGGTGATTTCGGCACCTCGGATATTTCGACCTTCTCTGGTGAGTGGAAAGTTGCTGATGCAGAAACCGTGGTATTTGAAGTCGCACCGCCGGCGCTGGCGTTTACCACTAACCTGCCGACGACCAAGAGCGTGGCAGCCGGATCGGCGCTGAATATGTCGGTCGTGGTTGAGGGTGGCACAGCGCCTTACACCTACGTCTGGAAGAAAGACGGCACGGTTGTCAGCGGGCAAACAACGGCGACCTTCAACAAGGCCAGCGCTGTTTCTGGTGATGCCGGGGTTTATACCTGTGAAGTCACCGATTCTTCCGCGACACCAGTCAAGATCACGTCTGCATCCTGCACGGTTACTATCAGTTAACCACCAGGCCATTTCGTGAATAGTACAAAGGGCGTTCTGCGCCCTTGATACTGTTTATGGAGCGACTATGACCCCGATTAAAGAATTAGGCGAATGCGTTATCGGTACCGGTGACCGGGAATTCTTTTTCCGGCCGTCGTTTCGCAACATGGCACGCATTGGTGAGCCAGAGGAAATTGTCCAGGCGTTCTATGACCTGTGCAATGACGAGACGACACCATTCACGCAGCGCGCAGCTGAGGCCTATATCCGCGATGAGTACAGCCGCCTTCCTGATTGCATCATTCGGTTTATGCAAAGCGGGCTTCTGTCACGCAAAGCAATCATGGCCGCGCATACGGTACTGGTAGCATGTTGTGACGATGATATCGGCGATCTGGTTGGCTGGATGAAGCCAGCAAAATCACGTAAGCGTGGCTTTGTCTGGCGCCCGGGCAGCATGCCGCCGGAAAGTATGGTCATCGTCGCGCAAAACCTGATGATGCACGGCATTATCGGCAAAGCGAAGGTGCGCAAGCTGCAGCGTTACGAAACGAACGAGACAACCGCAGAATTCCGCGCAGCCGACTACATCATGGCGGCCCGTAACCATTTCGGCATAAGCCGGGAAGAGGCCGAGAACCTCACGATGACAGAGTTCGCCATGATGATTAACGCCAAATACCCAAATCAGAACGGCTTCACGCGCGAAGAGTACGACACGGTCATGGACGAAGACGATCGCCGCTGGCAGGCGATGATGGAGCAGGAACAAGCCCGTAAAACCAAATAAACCAGCCTCGGCATAGTCCGGGGCTTTTTTATACCCGCAACAAATCGCGCATTCGCGTGCGCTTCTTCCAGCAAGAGCTTTCCGTAGTGTGAGTCTGAGACTGGGCGGTGGATTTCATCGTTCCGCTCTTGGCTGCCCATGTCTACGCGAACAGGCTCGCACCACAGAAAGGTAAATACGATGAAGTATCCAACCGTATCAGTGAACGGCGTGTCCGTTCGTGTCGATGGCGATGGTCGCTATAACTTCAACGATCTTCATGCTGCGGCAGTAGCAAAAGGGGAGGCAACTGAGTCGCAGAGGCCCAGTAAATTCCTCCGCAGCGCTCAGATTAAAAGATTCATCAAAGCATTGCAGTCCAAAGCCCAAAAAAGTGCTTTGGAACAAATTCAACCACTTAAGGTAGTTAAAGGTGGGGATGAGCCTGGTGTCTGGGGAGTGGAGCTGCTTGCCATTCGCTATGCAGCATGGATTAAGCCCGAGTTCGAAATCGAGGTGTATGAGGTATTTCGGACGGTTGTTCGTATGGGCATTGGAGCAATGTCCCGCCTGAATAAAATCGACCATATCATCAACACTGAAACCAAAGCGATTAGCCAGTGTGCTAGCCAGATGGCGAAATGGGGAGTCGGCGGACGTAAGCAATTGCTCCATGCTGCGCGCGATCGTGCTGCCGATGAAGTTCAGTTGTACTTGCCCGGCATTGTTTAGCCCTTTTGAAGCCAAGATGGCGCGCTTTTGTCGTTCCATCCTATCCCTGCTAATCTGTCCAAAACTAACCAGTGGGGATAGGGATATGAAAAAGACAGTATTTATTGTCACAATGATGGCTTCCGCAAGTGCATTTTGCACACCGTATAACCTGCATGTTCCGTCTGATCCCAATGCGAAATACACCGTTCTTGAAACAGGAACTAGTGGGGATTTAAAGACCATCGTCACAAAGAGAGAGGGCAAGGCTGGCATCTCGTACTCTCAAAGAGCTTATGACTGCCAGCATAGACTCGTGAAATACCTTGGCTCAGGAGAATCAATTGAGCAAATGAAGTCATCTAAGCCAGATGAAAAGTTAGCTCCTATTACTGAAGAGTCAATTGCTTGGTATGTAGGTCAAGAAGCGTGCAAATAATTTAAACACCTTTATCTCAAGACCCTCTATCGGAGGGTTTTTTTATGCCTGGAGACCGGATATGACTGAAAAAGTCGGAGATATCTATTACGATGTAGATATCGAAACGGCAAAACTTATTGCCGGTAGCAGAAAGGCTGCAGATGCAATCGATGCGATGGGTAAAAATGCAAATGTAGCAAGCTCAGGCATAGATAAACTGGATCGTTCAGGTCAGAAAGCTGCAGGGGCGATGGGGGTATTAAAAGCATCCCTATCCGGAGTAGCCAGCGCAATAACGACAGCAATTATTATTGATTATGGGAAAGCGTTTCTTGAAGTAGCTGACAATGTAACGCAGTTGCAATCAAGGATTTTAAGGCTCTCTACAGATTTAGGTCAGGCTAATTCAACCTTCTTTGCATTGTCACAAATAGCGTCAACTACAGGCGCCAGCCTACAGGAAACACAGAAGCTATGGGAGAAATTGACGTCATCGCTTCAGTCTTCAGGCGTAACGAACAACCAAATATTATTTTTAACAGATACGTTACAGAAGATTGGGCGAGTTGGCGGTAGCTCAGCTGAGGAAATGGCTAATGCGTTACGACAATTCGGACAGTCGATTGATGGCGGCACTGTTCGTGCTGAAGAATTCAACTCAGTAGTAGAAAACATGCCTGAGTTAGCTAGGCAAATGGCTGCAGGCATGGGGCTTTCTGTGGGGCAATTGCGACAGACAGTGCTGGAAGGGAAGGTCGCTGCACAAGATGCGCTGAATGCAATAGCTAAACAGGCTGGCTACGTAAACCAAGAATTTAGCAAGCTACCAAGAACAATGGAGCAAGCTGAAAATAGCCTGACGGTTTCATTATCATTACTGGTCGGGAAAATGAATGAAGCTACCGGTGCAAGTAAAACCATGGTGGCCATCATCGATTCAATTAGCACGGCAATTGATCGCTTGAGCGGAAGGGCAGAGACAGCAGCGCAAAAAATTGCTGACCTGACTACAACAGCTGAAATGTATAGCCGAAGAGCAAAGACATGGTCATGGCTTGGTTTGGATGGCTGGTCAGAACAAAACAAGGCTCTATCTGCTTTAAGTATGAAGGCGGCTACACTGACAGAAGATCTTGATGCTGTCGGTAAAGCATCAGCAAACGCATCTAATTCAAAACTGGGGTTTGGAAACGGCCCCCAGGCCAACCCCAAACAAGACAATCTCATCAAAATATCTGAGCGCCGTCTTGCATTGGCCAAACTTGAAGGCGAGGCGCGAGCCAGGCTTCAGGCCCAATATGATGCAGCTGATGCTGGGGTGACCGATCCGAAGCGAATCAAAGCGCTGCAGGACGAATACGCCGAAACCTACCGGGTTACGGAGGCCAGGAAGGAAAGCGACAAAGCCGGGAAGCAGTCTGCTTCCACCGCTGAGTCTATAGCTCAAAAACTCGAAAACCTTCGCCAGCAGTCTGAGCTTGCAGCGGACTCAGCTCAGGAGTTGAGCCGTGAGCAGGCGATATTGCGTGCGCAGCAGTCTCTCGGTAAATCGGCTACTCAGGCTCAAATCCAGGAAGCTGGTAAATACGCAGCAGTCGCATGGGATGCAGCCGCAGCGGCGAAGGGGGTAACTGAGGCGCTTAATGCTATTCCAGAACAGGCGGAGAATAAATCCCACACTGAATCCATGCAGAACCTGAAAGCGGCGCTGAACGCCGGAAAGATTGATCTGCAGGAATACAACGCAGCCACTGAGCAGATGGAGCAGCAGCATCAGGCCAACCTTGCCAAAATACGCTCGCAGCAGGTGGTTAACCCCACCCAGCAGGCACTTGGCGAAGTTGACCCGGTGCAGCAGCTGGCTAACCAGCACGCGCAGGAGCTGGCGCTGATTCAGCAGTTTGAGCAGCAAGGGGTTCTCGCTCATGAGAATGCCTTGGCGCTGAAAAATGCCGCTGACCGGCAGTATGAGCAGCAGCAGATCGCAGCTCAATGGGAAATCCTCAGCCAGCAAAGCCTCGGCTATAACATGCTGACGAGTGCGGTGGACGCCTTTAGCGGGAATGCATCCAATGCAATCACCGGACTGCTAACCGGCACAATGTCAGCGCAGGAGGCGATGCGATCGCTCGGCAATACCATCCTGAACAGCGTGATCAACAGCATTGTTCAGGTTGGCGTCGAAGCGCTGAAAAACTACATCCTCGGTCAGACGCTCGGTGCCGCATCGGTGGCGACATCAGTCGGACTGGCGGCAACTACCGCGTCTGCCTGGGCTCCGGCGGCCGCGATGGCATCGCTCGCCTCGTTCGGTGCTAACGCTGGCCCAGCAGCAGCTGGTATCAGTTCGACAGTGGGACTGGCTAACGGGCTTGCGCTTGCCGGCGGTCGCTACAACGGCGGCCCGGTATCAGCCGGCGGCCTGTATCAGGTCGGCGAGAAAGGGAAGCCAGAGATTTACCAGGCCAGCACCGGCAAGCAGTACATGATCCCTGGCGATAACGGGAAGGTCATCAGCAATAAGGATATGCAGTCAGGAGGAGGGATCAGCGTGCAGGTGAACGTCATCAACCAGTCTACCGGTGCCACTGTACAGAGTGCCGATGGCTACATGCAGGACGGTAGCGCAGTTGTGGACTTGCTGATCACCGACATGGAAAGAGGCGGCCCGGTATCATCTCAGATGCAGCAGACATTTGGGCTAAGGCGCAAAGCGCAAGGTGCTTACTAAACCAAACCCGCTCCGGCGGGTTTTTTAATGCCCGGAGGAAACGTGGCAACTGTTCAATACCCTCCGTTCCTGCCGCTTCCCCAGCGCGCCGATCAGAACATGACGCAGGATACAGCCTGGCAGACAACGCAGACGGCAGTCGGTCCATTGATAATCACGCCGATCACCACGGACCTGAAAGCGACCTGGACGCTGCAGTGGATATTCACGCTCGCGCAGGCCGAGAGGTTTAAGTCGTGGCTTCGCTCGCCGACGTACTGCGACCGCGGGCGTAACTGGTTCCAGATGCCGATCGACCTGGGTGATACACAGGGCGTTCAGCAGCAGACGCTGCATTTCGTCGACATGCCGGTGCAGACCAGCAAAAATGGCAACATTGTCACCTGGACCGCAACGGTCATCAGCAACGGTGTCGAGGACATTACCGAGGACTATGACGACTGGATCGTAGAGGCCCAGCCTGGCTATGGATACTGGCTGGATTACCTGATAACCGAAGTGATGCCGAGGGCTGACTAATGCCGACTTTGAGAGAATGGAAAGAGCAGCGGCCAGCCAGTGATATCAAACGGACAGTGGAGTTTTACCATCCGGCTTTCGGTTATTACCGGGTAGTAAATAATCTGTTCCGCCCGGCGACGTTTGGCGGCAACTCGTTCGAGCCTGCGCGGTTCAGCGTGACCGAGCCGGCGCAGGACGGAACGGCAGTTATATCCATGACAATCACCTTTGTCGCCGCGACGGAGCACGTGAGGCAGACGCTAAAAAGCTGGCGCGGGGCGGCGCGAATGACGCCGATAAAATGCCTTTATCAGCAGTGGGATGCGATCGGTGATGCATCATCCCTGAAAGACTGGACGCTTTACGTGAATGACATTTCAGCCGATGCCAGCAACGTCACTGTGACCGCCGGCAAGACCAATCCGCTGACGCTGGCCAACTCCATCATTTTCACCACGAAAGACTATCCAGGGCTAATAACCGTATGACACAGAGCGACTTTATCGGGCTTGTTAACGGCAAGCCATGGGCTAACCGCGCCTGTAGTTTTGAGCAGATGGACTGCTGGGGCCTGGTGGTTCTCTATTACCGGCATGTGCTCGGTCTGGAGCTGCATCACATCGCTGGCTACGAATCGGGCGCGGATTTCATCACCTGCTACGAACAGGAACACGCCCACTGGCGGCGTGTGCCGGTGGCGGCAACCGGCTGCATCGCCGTTTTTTACCGCGGCGAAGTGCCGGCGCATATCGGTGTGATGATCAGCCCGGTTAAGTGCCTGCATGCCCGCGGCGAATTCGGTTTCGTGCGCTGCGACAGTCCGCTGGCATTACTGAAGGTTTACAGCAAAGTGGAGTACATGGTGCATGGTGCGATATGAGTTACAGAGGCTGCCTGGCGCGCCGCTGCAGCGGGGAACGGTAGATGCCGGCACCACACTGGTGAGTCTGCTGGATTCCCTGCAGCTGCACCGCGATGTTATCGTGAAACTGAATGGCCGAGCGCTGCCTGACGATTACGATATCAGCCGGCCACTGCGATCTGGTGACGTCGTGGCTGTTTTCGACCAGCCAGAGGGCGGGGTGGGAAAGCTCATCACCACGATATTGCGTCCGGTTACGAAAATCCTCTCCGGCGCGCTGAAGGTGTTCAGCCTGTCAAATAAGCCCAGCGCGTCAGTATCGGTGGCGACAGGCGAATCCCCCAATAATGACCTGACCGGCCAGACGAACCGCGCGCGACTCTACAAGGGGCGCCCGAACATTTACGGCCAGTGCCGCGTCTTTCCTGACCTGATTCAGGAGGCGCTGTTTGAGTTTGTCGACAATAACAAACAGCTTACGGAGTGGTTCGAGGTCGGGTACGGCCGGTACACCATCTCATCGATCCGCTACTCGGAATCGAATCTCGGCAGCCTGGCGGGCGCCAGTTCAGCGATTTATAACCCGGGTGACGTGATCGGCACGATTGAGGTGGGATACCAGTTCGATGACGTCGATAATGAGACAGTCCCCGGTCTGAACGAAAGTCAGGACTTCCCGGCCCAGACAGCGACCACGACGGCGCCGACATCGGTGGCGATCGAGAGTAATCAGTTAAAGGCTGTCGTGCTGTCGAACGATGACAACTTTGCCTACTTCGCTGCGCTGGCGGTGCCGCATCCAGTGTCATTCGTTATCAATGCCACCTGGAACGACGGTGGAACAAGCGTCACACGCAACGTCACCGGCGCCGGGAATATCATCTCCTCCGAGAGCTTTATCGGCGACGACACGCTGTCGTACACGACGTTTTATATCGGTGAACTCTCGGGAGAAATTACGTCTCTGCCGGGCAATGCTGTTATCAACGCGACGCTCTTCACGCTGAATGACCAGACCCCTCTGGTTATCGGACCGTCAGTGTCGCCGATCGTCTCCACTCAGGTCTGGGTGCATGTGCTGGTTCAGCTCGGTGCGACGGCCGGAACAACGCAATACCGGATCAAGTTCTGGCAGGTCGATGACGACAACAATCAGGTGCCTGGTACGTCGGAGCAGCACGATTATTTCTTCGATAACGACTTCCAGGTGACGACCCGGTATTTCCGCACAACGCACAAGTTCGTCCCGGCTGCCGGGGCGGGGCGCTATGCGGTCACTATCGAGCGCCTCGACAACAGCAATGACGCCAACGTAGTGACACTGATGGCGATCCACGCGGTGAACGTGCGCGAAAACGTCGTGTATCCGGAAGACACAATTGCCCGCATCACGATTAAGGGGCCGAACGACAGCAACTCAAACCGCGAGCAAAAGTACAACATGCTGGCGCAGCGGCACACAATCAGCTACGACCGGACGACCGGCGCGGTCGATTACACGCTGCGGCCGAGTCGTTCGTTTGCCGACGCTATCTTGCATGAGTGGGTTGTCGTAAGTAAGCAGGACGTGGCCAGTATTGACGTCGCGGCTCTGTATGCCATTGCCGATTCGCTGCCGGATGATGAGCTTGGGTATTTCGATTACACCTTCTCGGATGAGAAACAACCGTTGGGTGAGCGCATAGCGACGATCGCCAATGTGGCCCGCGTTGACGGCAATAACATCGGCGATGTGCTGACGTTCTGGCGTGATGAGAAAGTGACAAATCCCGATGCGGTATTTGCGCGCTCAAACATGTTCTGGGATGAGTACAAAGTGGCATGGCAAATGTCTCTACCCGGTGGTTATGACGGCGTGGCGCTGGACTATGTTGATCCGCTGACGAACAAGAAGGCGTACATCTACCTGCAGATCGACAGCAGCGGCATCACTGAGGTTGAGGATGCTACCGTTAACGCGATGCAGATCAGCCTGGGCGGCTGCCGGAACGCCACTCAGGCGACCGATCGGGCCTGGCTTGAGGCGAGGAAAATCCTCTACTCACGCCTCACTATGACGGTGAAAGTGCTGGAGTCGACGCAGGTGGTGCGCGGTACGGTTGTTCAGTGTCCTGACATGTACGATAACACGCAGCAGACCGGATACATCACCGGGCGTTCCGGGGATGTGTTCTCGACGTCAGAGCGTATCGACTTTTCTCTCGGCGATATGTGGGTGGTGATGACCGACAGCCTCGGCAATTACCGCGGGCGCTGGCGAGCTTATCCGGTAAGTGGCAAGCCCAAAGCATTTCAGGCTGCAGCCGATACCTTCGATTTGAACATATATGACCGCGGCACGGTGCAAAACCCCAGCCGGTATTTCATCGCTACCGACTCGGAACTCAACTCCACTATCTGGCGCGTCGATAGCGCCAAACCTAACGGTGACGATACTCAAACCCTCTCACTCACTGAATATTCAGACTCGATTTATCCGTAACACACAGCAGTAATTACCAACCTTCGCGCACAACATCAGATTAATTTCTGAGGGTTTCGTGCGCCTTTTACATAGGGCGACATGCACAATGGCAGAAGTTCCACTCCCAACTCCGACGCAGGTGCCGGTACCAAGTACCGACATCCGCAATGCGGTATTTGCAGGTGCTAAGCTTGACGAAGAAGTCACTGGCACAAGTGAATATTACACAGATCGTCTTGGCGTTAGTCGTCTTACTAATACCGGGAGAAATAATAAGTTTAATTACGATCAATTGCGTAGAGCCGAGATATTTAACGCTCAAATAACGCAGCAAAAGAATATCTTTGACAATCAAATTTCAGAGCAGCATGAGCAATTCACGACACAGATCACAGGGCAAAGAGATGAATTCAACGACATGCTCGCAGCCTCAGGCTATTCGTGGCTGAAAGATTATGTTGACGGGCCAGTTACTTTTACAAACCGCAGTCAGGTCACGGTTTATAATGGCGTGGCGTATCGACTAGCTGCAAGTGCGCCTATTGGATTTACGACTACAGGCACTGATGCAACGAGTTGGGAAAATGATTCTCAGTATCTTGTTGCTATTGGTGACAATGATATCCGTCAGCAAATTCAGTATCAGTTAGGACAATGGCTTCCTGATGCTGTATCTGTTTTTAGCTCAACGGACACTTACTCTGCTATGCAGGTAAGAGGTTTCTATTCTCAAAATGACGGCGGCGCAGGGATATGGATTGCTACAGGTAATTCTTTTCCAGAGAAGTCAGGTACTCATGATATTTCTAAGGGGCTTATTTATAATGCTAATGGTGATGAGTACTCATTAGATATCAGCTCCGGGGAAATTAGTGTATTAGCAAACGGAGCTAAAACATATTCTTATGCCGAGTGTATAAATCAAGGAACTGACGATTTTGTATGTCTGGGGCAGGCAGTAAATGGAATACTCTCTAAGCTTACTCTTGCGGTCACAACAACAAACAACGAGGTTGGTTATGATGGTGGAAGTCGGCTCTCTCTGATCGTGCCGACTGGAAGATACAGAATAGGCAAGGAGCCTATAAAGGGGTATTCCGGTGTAAATTATCATTTTGAGGACTCAAGGGTATTCGTCTATGCAGGTAAATCTTATACATATGCTGTAACTGGTAAAAGATTAGATGGCTTTAGACATGGATATGAAGAGATCAAGGAAAAGTGGGAGGCTGTAAACGAGCAGGTTTATTTTGGATCAGTAAGTTTACAGGATGTGAACATTTACGGTGGGGTTTTTATTGGCGACCATGCCATCAATAAAACGTCAGATGCTTGCTCATCAGGTGTAGCCTTTCTCATCTTAAACCCGGAAGGCGTAACAATGCATCGGACCTATGTGAAAAGTAGCTTTCACTGGGCGCATGTAGCGATGCCAGCAATGATTGAGCCTACAATCTGGAACCAGCAAGGACACCGCTTCGATAATAACGATCTTGACTACAGATATATTATGGATTTCTGGGTCTCAGCCGGTATTACGTCACGCTTCGGGAACTTCAACCGCATGACCTATTACTCATGCAAATTTGAGTCAGGTCGTCGCGGAGTGTTCAGAAATGGCTGTGACTGGTCTGCAGCATATAATACTGAAATAATTAACCGCCTTGCATGGAGAAACTCGGGAAACGTATCTGGCGTCAACATGGAATACGTAGCAGTTCTTACTGGGACATCGTTCCATGCGTCGGGTTGCTATATCGGACCAGCCGCAGCAAAAGACTATAATGCTGAATTTGGCAGTGTTTATGGAACCGCTCAAAATCATATATTCACTGGCTGCTATACGGAATGGACGTATAACTTTTACACTGTGAGTTCATGGGGCTTTAACGGAAAAGCGAGTAGGCTACAGGGATTAAAACTGGATTGTGTTAGCGTCTATAAAGACAATTTCACTGAATACTCACAGATCAGATTTGAAACCAAGTGCTTTGGCACAATAGATGACGGTGGAAACTATACTTATCCAGAGGGGTTTACGCATTATGATACCCCAAATGGTCAAACACCATATGCAATCGGGAGCCCTGTCAGGGATTCTGGAGCATTTCGTCACGGCGGTTTTGACTTTAAATTCGGGCCCTACAATACATATTTAACATCAGGAACTGATTGGGATTCATGGCGTGACCGGCCTTATGCAAAGGAAATGTTTAACCCGTACGGACTGCAAATTAACAGTGGGACTGTTTTTCTACCCTGGCAACAACCATCTGTAAAATCCATGGTCTGCATTTGGCTCAAGGACCTAACCGGTAACTTTGACCCAAGAAATATTGTTGCTTGGCAAACTGCTGCTAGTCAGGATGGATCAGGAAATACAGATGAGGCTCTGTATAAGTCTTTTGCTGAAAAGGTAGTTGACTTTGGCAACGGCTATAAAATGCTCATGCTTGCTCAAAAAAGGCTTAGTGCTTGGGATGGCCAGTACACATTCGCACGCAATGCTAACATTGTGTTTACCGTTCCTGCTGAAACCCCGATCGTAATTAAAGCAGTGGAAGCATTTACTGGGGGTATTCCATTATTTCCCAATGGTTGTGGCAACTATATACCAGAGTCGAATGGCACAAGCATAACCAGCCAGGTATCAAATCAAGTTGGATTAGATAGTAGCCTTGGCGGAGGCCTGTTCTTTAATGGCGATATTATTGGACCGTGGGTTCACATGCGAAGGACGCAGTCCGGCTATCGCATAACTCCTTCACTTACATCTGGTTATACTCTTGATAGGAAAATAGTTACTGGTGGTTATTCACTTGAGGCGCCTCTAAAGGTGGCGTTTAGTGCAACAATCGTAACTGTAAATAGCAATGCCACAACAATAATCAGCGTCCCTACTGCTTACCTGCCTTACATTGCAGTGGGAATACCAATTTATATAACAGGAGGATCATCTGCAAGTATCACGGGGCAGATACATCTTGTAAAACGCCTACTCAATAGTGACGGAACTGCCTCATCTAATTACCTTGTACAAGGTACTATTGGTGCCGTTGGTGACATTCTGACTATAGATCAGTCTCAATTAACTCCCTATACGTTCTTTAACGACCGTTCCTTCAATGCTGTCACAGCAAATTCATTGACTGTGAATGGCGTGTCGGTAGCTACCGCTCATCGCTCCACCTCCTCTTCTGGCATCGGGTATGGAGGGGCAGCAGGTGTGAAGGCGATGGAATGGTATTTCAATGGCGGGACAACTCCGACACATAGGCTGGTAGCATCATCCATATCAGGAATGACACTGGAGGCAGGTGGCAACCTATCAGTAGTTGGTAATATATTTCCTTCTACCGATAATTCCTACTCGCTCGGAACGGCATCTAATCGTGTAACCACTGTTTATGCTGTAAACAGCACAATCAATACTTCTGATGAGCGTCGCAAAACCCGGCCACGCGTTGATACTCAAGCGGAAATCGATGCCTACTATGAAATCGGACAACTGCCAGGCGTATGGCAGTGGCTGGAAAAATACATGGTGGAAGGCGATGGCGCCCGCCTGCATTCCGGACCGACCGTGCAGGCGGCGATTGCCGTGATGGACAAGTACGGCCTGGACTGGCGGGGGTATTCCGCATTCTGCTATGACGAGTGGGACGCACAGGATGCGATTATCGAGACCTGGGACGACGAGTGGGAGGTGATACCCGGCACCCCGGCTGAACTGGACGAGGAAGGGAATGTGGTTGTTGAGGCGATACCGGAAACACGCACTCTTATCAGAGCGGCGGGGAGCAATGTTATCCATGAGGCGCGAGAAGCCGGGAGCGTCTACGCATTTCGTAAGGAGGAGCTTCTCTTCTGGATTACCCGAGCGATCATTGCAAAGCAGAGAGATATCACGGAAAGGCTGGAGAAGATAGAAAGTAGTATTTAGCCACTAATGCAAAGACCACGGATGGTCTTTTAATAAAAACTACACCCATTGATTTTAAGTAAGTTACAAAGTAATCTTTTGATGATTTTTTTGTGTGCTTTTTGTGTGCTTTTTGTGTGCTTTTTTTTAAACTTTAATTCATTGATTATATAGGGTATGGGAATGGTTAGGAGAGATACAACGATAGCTGTCATGAGGGCTATTGGTCTTATGCTGATCATACTAGCTCATGTTTCACCGCCGAATATTTTATTCCAGTTGCGCACATTCGATGTTCCCATGATGCTTTTCGTCTCCGGAATGTCTTATTTCATTGCGGCAAAGAAAAATGTATCGTTAGTGCCATATGTAATTTCAAGATTTAAGCGGTTGGTTTTGCCTGCATGGATATTCATTACTATATTTTTTATCTGCATTTTTGTTTTTAACCCAGAAGGTTTTTCAAATGTTAGAAAATTAAGTGTTGTTGTATCTTCATACGCACTTAATGGTTTTGGTTACTTCTGGATAATTCGAATATTTCTTATCATTGCGGTTTTATCCCCGTTTTTTGTGAAGATTACCGATGGAAGTAACGCGCGGGCATTAATCATTACAATAGCAATGCTACTGCTGGCATCATTTATGTCGTTGACAGGAAAAGGAAATGGCATTGTAGGTAAGCTTCTTGAGCAAATAGTAATACCAACATTATCATATGGCGCTGCATTTATAATAGGTTATAAGTGGCTGTCCCTTCAAGATAGAGATAGGATAAAAGTATTTATTATCTCCGCCTTTGTTTGTTTGGCATTTTTAATGGCTGGTTATATCATCAAGGGAACATTCTCGTATCCGCAAGATTTTAAATACCCACCAAGTCTATACTTTATTGCTTACTCGTTTGCAGTTTCAATTCCTATTTACTTCATCATATCAAAAGTTCAAATAAATAGTTATTGTGGCAGTTCTATATTGCTATTTATTTCATCAAATACGATATGGATTTATTTATGGCATATCCCTATTGTTGAGTACTTTAATAGAAATGATAGTGAAGTTAACTTTGTTTTAAAATATGCTGTCGCCTTTTTTATTCCAGCGCTGATCGTTTCTGTCCAAGTGTACCTTGTTAAGAACGCCATAATTCGCAATGAGAAAATGAAATTTCTCAACGTCTTCAGGGGGTAGTTATTGTTAGCTAAGGCATAATACTAATCATATCAAATAGTTTAAATGGTGCAGTCATTGATAGCTGCACCTATATTGACCTTCCCTTCCAATATGATTGTCGCGGTAGGGATACCCGTTACCGGATACCCCCCGCACAGATCCCGGCGTGCGCGATTTACGCACCGGGCTCCTGCCTCGGGTGTCTGGCGGTGAACCGCTCCACAGGCCATGGATGAAGAACCCGAACCCTTGGTAGCCATGCGGCTGCCAGTTTGTTTGCTTTCGTCCAGGTCGTATCATCCTTCTGGCTCCTGCGCCTGAGCGCCCGGCGCCAGAGGTTTGTTACGTGTGTCCTGAACTTCTGCATGGTGGGGAAGTTGCCCGGTACCGAGTGATAGTTCAGGTATCCCTGAACCACTCTCCTGAGCCATTTTCCCTGTTCGGGGATTGAGTAATGCCAGCGCCTTCGCAGACCGTCTTTGATGGCTTTCAGAGTTGCCGTCATCCGATCCCGGCGGGTCTTTCGTATCAGCATGAACCTGCCGTTGCGATCTTTCCCGCTGATGTGCGTGAACCCGAGGAAGTTGAACGTTTCTGGTTTGCCTTTTCCCCTGATGGCACGGTTTTCGGCAGCGAAGCGGCCGAACTCCATCAGACGGGTTTTCTCCGGGTGAACCGTGAGTCCGAACTCCCTCAGTCTGCGCTGCATGGCTATACGGAAGCGCCGGGCATCGTATCGTTTGTCGAACCCGATGACGATGTCATCGGCGTATCTGACCATTACCACATTGCCTGTGGCATAGCGACGTCGCCACTGATGCGCCCACAGATCGAAGACGTAGTGGAGGTATATGTTTGCCAGCAGCGGTGAGATGACCGCACCCTGTGGGGTGCCTTCCTCCGTTGCTCGCCATTGACCCTCCTCCGACGTCCCGGCTGTGAGCCACTTACGTATGAGCCTGATTACCCTCCGGTCGCCGATCCGATGCTCTGTGAACCTGATCAGCCATTCGTGGCTCACCCTGTCAAAGAACTGACTGATGTCGGCATCCAGTACCCAGTTTACGTTAGTGCGTACCAGCCCTGTGGCCAGTGCGTCCAGTGCATCGTGCTGGCTTCGCCCGGGTCTGAACCCGTATGAGAACCCCATAAAGTCGTTTTCATAGACTGCGTTCAGGATTTTCACCAGCGCATACTGGACGATCTTGTCCTCCAGCGAGGCGATGCCGAGCGGGCGTTGTTTTCCATCCGCTTTTGGGATGTAGTGACGCCTGCCGGGCTGCGCCCTGTAGCTGCCCTGATGTAGCCTCCGGTGCAGATCTGTTATGTTGTTCTTCATGTTTCCGGCGTAGTCCATCCACCTGATGCCATCCACTCCGGCGGCCGCTTTCCTGCTCAGGGAGAGGAATGCGGCTTCCAGTGCTTCGACTGTCAGCAGGTGGAACAATGCTGTAAACCGTTCTTTCTTCCGCTGCTTCGCAGCTTCCCGCACGCGTGACAGCCTCTGTGACATGCTTTCCCGGCTCTGTGTCCGGCGCATGTGTGGCTGTTCCGCGTTCCCCTTGGCCCCGCTCCTTCGCTCCACTGACTCCGCTCCTTTCGGGTTGTTCGCCTGCTTCGCCGCTACTATGAGCGAGTCCGACTTCTCCTCTCCGTACATCACCGGCTATGACTCCTCGTCTTCCCGGTGCGGGCCATCTCCGACACTGGCAGATGGTCAGAGGGGAGATCTCCCGGTTCCCGCGTAGAGATCGTATTGACATGCCAGGGTCTCAGACCCCGCCGGGTCCATGTGGCACTCGCAGTATCGCACCCTATGATGTTGCCTTCCGTTAACAGTACAACGTCGGCACCCGGTAATTTAATATACATTTCGTGGCTCAATGGCTGGCCTGTCAACACCCCTGTCAACGCTTCGCCCCATACCTCGCGGTATGCAACGCATGACTCGGGGACCTTGTGGATTGCTGGTCCTTCAATGGTCGGGGACTTTCACCCCTTGATCTCTACCGGTCTCCCGGCGCACACTGTATAAATAAACAGTATTTATCGGGGGGGGGGGCAGATCATGCTTCGACAGTCAGACATCGCCGCGGCTTTCCGCGAGTCCATTTTGCGCAGTTCCAAGGGGTTTCAATACCTTCACACCCGCGACTTCGTTACTGCGCTTCGCCGGCGCGGCATTCATTTTACCGAGGTGGAGGCGAACTACTGGATCGCACGCGAGCAGACGTATTTCGTCGATAAGACGCCGGACCATAGTGAAAACAGGCTGTGGATGATGGCCAACATGGGGAGGGTGATCTGATGGGATTTCCATCTCCGGCGTCCGACTACGTCGAGCAGCGACTGTCCGTTAACTCGATCTGCAATGTTGGTCCTAACACCCGCGTTTTCGAAAGGGATGGCGGTTATGTTGTGCTGGATATCTCCCTGAAGCCAAAGCAGGGTAGTCAGGTTCTTATCCAGCACGGCGGCGGGACGGAGCTTGCCACGTTGAGAGGTAGGTCTCTGATTACCGAAGACGGCGAAGCGATCGAGGGCGAGGCTCTGGACGATGTTACTGTCGCCGGCGTTGTGACACATATTATTTGTGATGTACGAAGCGATAGCCTGGCGGTTTAACCATGAAAGAGTGGTGCGCACCGAAACATGATTAACTAGCGCGCTAATGATGCGACAAACTACTGCACCAGTAAACCGGCTAGTTTGCGATCTGGATAGCTGCTCGCAAAAGTTATATCCCATAATCCAATTAGCAATGTCAAAATCCCTAATCTTGTTGTAGCTTTCATGAGATGGTGATGATGTGTATCATAGTGGTTCGGTATTAGCTGTTTATTGCGGGTACATTTTGGATTTTGTACATCCTGGTGTACACACTAAGCAGAGTGAAGCTCAGAAACGCATTTAAATGGCTAATATTATTACATTAATCAATTTTGTATGTGCTCTTTCGTGCGGGGCACCACTGCAAATAAGGACATAAAATGCCTGTAATTACGCTTCCTGATGGCAGCCAACGCCATTTTGACCACGCAGTTAGTCCGATGGATGTCGCGCTGGATATCGGTCCAGGCCTGGCGAAAGCCACCATTGCCGGGCGGGTAAACGGTGAACTGGTAGACGCCTGTGACCCGATCGAATCCGATTCCACTCTCTCTATCATCACCGCGAAAGATGAAGAAGGGCTGGAGATCATTCGTCACTCCTGCGCGCACCTGTTAGGCCATGCCATCAAACAGCTGTGGCCCAACACCAAAATGGCTATCGGTCCGGTTGTCGATAATGGTTTCTACTATGACGTAGACCTCGACCACACCCTGACCCAGGAAGATATCGACGCGCTCGAAAAACGTATGCATGAGCTCGCCGAGAAAAACTACGACGTTATCAAGAAGAAAGTAAGCTGGCATGAAGCGCGTGAAACCTTCGTGAAACGCGGCGAAAGCTATAAAGTTTCTATTCTTGATGAAAACATTGCCCATGATGACAAGCCTGGCCTGTATCATCATGAAGAATATATCGATATGTGCCGCGGTCCGCACGTACCGAACATGCGCTTCTGCCATCACTTTAAGCTGATGAAAACCGCCGGAGCCTACTGGCGCGGCGACAGCAACAATAAAATGTTGCAGCGTATCTACGGCACCGCGTGGGCAGATAAAAAAGCGCTGAATGCCTACCTGCAGCGTCTGGAAGAAGCCGCCAAGCGTGACCACCGTAAAATCGGTAAGCAGCTCGACCTGTATCACATGCAGGAAGAGGCACCGGGGATGGTGTTCTGGCACAATGACGGCTGGACCATCTTCCGTGAACTGGAAACGTTTGTTCGTTCTAAACTGAAAGAGTACCAGTATCAGGAAGTAAAAGGTCCGTTCATGATGGACCGTGTGCTGTGGGAAAAAACCGGCCACTGGGACAACTACAAAGATGCGATGTTCACCACCTCTTCTGAGAACCGTGAATACTGTATCAAGCCGATGAACTGCCCGGGTCACGTGCAGATCTTCAACCAGGGGCTGAAATCCTACCGCGACCTGCCGCTGCGTATGGCGGAATTCGGTAGCTGCCACCGTAACGAACCGTCTGGCGCGCTGCATGGTCTGATGCGCGTGCGCGGCTTTACCCAGGATGATGCGCATATCTTCTGTACTGAAGATCAGGTTCGCGATGAAGTGAACGCCTGTATTCGTATGGTCTACGATATGTATAGCACCTTTGGCTTCGAGAAGATCGTCGTCAAACTGTCGACTCGCCCGGAAAAACGTATCGGTAGCGACGAGACCTGGGATCGCGCGGAAGCGGATCTGGCGGTGGCGCTGGAAGAAAATAACATCCCATTTGAATATCAACTGGGTGAAGGGGCGTTCTACGGCCCGAAAATTGAATTTACCCTGTATGACTGCCTCGATCGTGCATGGCAGTGCGGTACCGTACAGCTGGACTTCTCTCTGCCGCAGCGTTTAAGCGCCTCCTATGTGGGCGAAAACAACGAGCGTCAGGTGCCGGTCATGATTCACCGTGCGATTCTCGGTTCTCTGGAGCGCTTCATTGGCATCCTGACCGAAGAGTTCGCAGGCTTCTTCCCAACCTGGATTGCACCAGTGCAGGTAGTGGTCATGAATATTACCGATTCTCAGGCTGAATACGTTAACGAATTGACGCGTAAACTACAAAATGCGGGCATTCGTGTAAAAGCAGACTTGAGAAATGAGAAGATTGGCTTTAAAATCCGCGAGCACACTTTACGTCGTGTTCCGTATATGTTGGTCTGTGGCGACAAAGAAGTCGAAGCCGGCAAAGTGGCCGTGCGCACCCGTCGCGGGAAAGACCTCGGCAGCATGGACGTAAATGAAGTGATCGAGAAGCTGCAACAAGAGATTCGCAGCCGCAGTCTTCAACAACTGGAGGAATAA